TGAGGAAGCGATATTCACTTGCGAGTGTGCTGCTCTTTGCGACAAAGCAGACGCCGATGATGAAAGGCGCGAGGCGAATGTCGTGTCCACGCTGCGGGCGTTGATTGAACGGACGAAGTGAGAGAACACGGAAGATCAACGGCGGCCACCAGAGGACTCACCATGACACATGACGTAGCAGGGCCGTCCGTTGCATCGGCTGGTTCTCTCCCGCTGGATCAAATCATTTGCGGGGATAACTGCGAAGTGATGCGGCAGATGCCGAGCGAGTCGATTGACCTCGTGGTGACGAGCCCGCCATACGATGACCTTCGCACCTACGGCGGCCACTCGTGGGATTTCTACGGGGTGGCGTGGAATCTGAAGCGGCTGCTTAAGCCGGGCGGGGTCATTGTGTGGGTGGTCAACGACGAGACGAAAGACGGCGACGAGACAGGGACGAGTTTTTCGCAGGCGCTGCATTTCAAGGGAATCGGCCTGCGACTTCACGACACGATGATCTGGAACAAAGGGTGCTTCACTGGAGTAGGGTCGGTTCGTGTTCGATACGGGCCGAGCAGTGAATACATGCTCGTTTTCAGCAAAGGAAAGCCGAAGACGTTCAACCCGATTCGGGATCGGAAGAACGTTTACGCTGGTGCAATCGGAAAGGCTGGAACGATTCGCCTGCCGAGCGGTGATCTGATCCGCAAATCACATGAAGGGAAGCGGATGGCAGAGCACGGAATACGGTTCAATGTTTGGAACGTGGCACCAGAGACGAGCAGCCGCAAGAGGTTTCATCCAGCACAGTTTCCTGAGCGGCTGGCCCGCGACCATATCGTGAGCTGGAGCAACTCAGGCGACGTGGTGCTCGACCCATTCAGCGGCAGCGGCACGACGGCGATGATGGCGAGTGAGACGGGGCGGAGGTTCATCGGGATCGAGGTGAACCCTGAATACGTCGAGATCAGCAGGAAACGGCTGGCGCAACAAGCGTTGCCGATGGACGTGGCGTAGTGGAGAGAACCAGTGTTTCTACAGACCCGTATAAACGCCCGTCCCGCTGGATAACACGCCGCAGGGATGCGCCGTTCGGCCGCGAGACACGCGGCGGTGCTGGATAACGTGCTGGATAATGTCGAGAACGCTGCCGGGCGTAAGCCATGAAAGCCACCTTCACATTCACGCTCCCCGACGAGCAAGGCGAATATGACGCCGCCCGCCTCGGCCGCGACGCCTTGACGGTCTTGTGGGACATCGACCAGCACTGCCGGTCGATTCTCAAGCACGGCGATTCGTCTGACGCCGTGCGGAAGTTGTGCGAGACGCTGCGAGCCAAGATTCCCTCGGAAATGCTGGATATTTGACCTATGAGCATCGTCGGCATCTCGATGTGGTATCAGGACGCGGGCAAGCACCTCGCGGATCGTGCGATGCACCTGTTTCAGAAGGTCAACGTCGACCGCTGGATGTTTACCGTCCGGCCGGGGCGGGACGCGACGCCGCACATGCTCTCGGCGATGGCCGGCTACTGCGGCGTGGAGTGCGAGATTCTCGTCGAGCCGGAGGAGCAACTGGAAGACCGCCTGCCACGGCTCTCGGCTGCCGGCGACGCGATCCTGGACTACGTCCGCGACACAGACACGCACGTTCTCTGGCACGAGAGCGATCTGTTCACGCTCCCCGACGTCGCCGTGGCTCTCGGCAACGCCGACTGCCTGGGGGCCGAGGCCATCGGTGCCGCCGGCGGCTGGCCGTGGCTGTCGCACTGCCCAGCGCACCCGGAACTCGGCATCCGCACGCCGAAACGACTGACGCTCGACCCGCCGATCTTCTATGACACCTGGGGGTACAGAAAGGACGGCGTCCGCTTTGGCAACAAGCCACCATATCACGAGTGCTACCGGCAGGACGGCCCGTTTCGCCTGGACAGCGTCGGGAGCGTGGTGCTCCTGGACGCCGCGTACATCCGCCAAGGCGCCCGCATGAACGGCAACGGCCTCGTCGGCCTCTGCGAGTCGATTCGATCCCTCGGCGGCGAAGTCTGGTGCGATTCGTCGGTGCCGGTGGTGCAGCCTTTTGAACTCTGGACGGTAAACAATGATTAAGCGACCGGAAGATGTGTGGGGCGTCGATCAGGAGTACGCCGACGCCTACGCGGCGAAGGTGGCCGAGGGCCGCGCCATCGCCGCCGACCTGAAGGCGACGATCGTGGCGATCGCCAGAAACGCCATGCCGGCGATGGGGAACACGTTCGACCTCTTGGTCGAGGTGCAGCGTGGCTTCCAAGACTGCCGGATGTTCGTCTACGAGAACGACTCCACGGACGGGACGAACGTCGGCTTGGACAAGGCCGCGGAACTCCTGCCGTGGCTGACGGTCGAGCATGACACCCTCGGCGGCATCGACTCCCGCGGCTTCGAGCCGGAGCGGACGATCCGCCTGGCCCACTGCCGCAACAGGTGCCTGGAGTGGGTGAAGCAGAACGCCGCTGGCACCGCGTTCACCATCGTCATCGACCTTGACCCGGAGCACGGGTTCAGCGTCGATGGTGTCTTCAACAGCATCGCCTGGCTCGCCCACAAGCGTTCCAGCGGCTCGACGACCCCGCCTGGCGGCATGGCCTCCTATTCGCTGATTCGGATGCCGCAGGAGGACGGGAATGTGGGCGTGGCCCACTATGACGCCTGGGCCGCGCGGCCGAACTGGTGGCGGGATCGCCGCAACGAGATCGGCTTCACATGGTTCTCCTCGTTCCTCCCCCCCGTCGGCTCGCCGCCGCTGCCGATGAACTCGGCCTTCGGCGGCCTCGCGGTATATTGGACGGAAGCGTTTCTGGCAGGAGGCTACAGCGGCGAGGACTGCGAGCACGTTGGGCATCACAGGCTGATGCAGCGGGCAGGCTGGCAGATGTGGCTCAATCCCGGCTCCAGGTATATCGCTGTCTGGAAATGACATCTCGACGCCGGATGACCCCGGCTGAACTGGCTGCCTCCGAGGAGCGGGCAAACCAAAAGCGCAAGCTTCGCAGGCTCTGGGCCGGCGACTCGTCGCATGACGAGATTTGCGAGGAGATGGGGATGACGTCCGACGAGGTGCTGGCGTTCGCCGCCGCCCTCGGCCTCCCCGACCGGCCGGAGCCGGAGTTCTATCTGCCGTCGCCGGAAGAGATACGGATGGCCTGCGCCCGCATCCGCGCGGGCTGGTCCCAGGTGGAGCGGGAAGCCCGTCTCGAGGCCGCCAGGTCTGTTAGAATGGAAAATGCTACAGGGCCAGACAACGATGCTATCCGAGGTACACCTGATCATAGGGGCCAAGGAGGCTCGACTGATCCTGAAGAAGAATGACGACTTCGTCGAGGACGAACTCTGGAAGTTCGACCGGAAGATGAGTTCGACCGAGGCGAACGAGATGGTTCGCGTCATCTTCGACGGGTGCTTCGACCTGATGAATACCTTCGTGCATGGCAGTGAGTGACGACCACCTTGACGCCAGGGAGTTGCAGGCGCGCTACGGCGACGACACTCCTCCACTCATGTCGAAGGTGCCGGAGCCGCCGCCGAGTCACTGGGGCAAACTGACGAGCCAGAGCAGGACGCTCTCGCCGCAATACATGGCATTTCTGAACAAGCACAAGGAGGTGCGGAATGGACAATGAAGAGGAAATCTACGGCGCTGGGCTGCCGATCTTCGAGAAGCTGAAACTCCTCGCCGAGTGGGCGCCGCTGATCGGCCGCCTCCAGTCGGTGATGGACGCGAAGACTCCGTATGACCAGGCCACCGCCGTCGTGAAGACGCTCCAGTGGGCCGCTGGCAAGTCGTCCACGAGCCTGGACGACGAGGCGCTCTTCCACCTGGAGGCGGTGCTCAAGACCCCCGAGGGGCAGGCGTTCTTCAACTGGGTCATCGCACAGGTGACGCAGTGACGATTCTTCAGTACCTCGCCGCCGTGGCTGCACTGTGCGTGGCGTTCGGCCCGCAGGTGCAACTGCTCATTCAGTGGGCGATCGGCCTCTGGCAGGACGACAGCCTCGTCCCGCCGCCCAAGCCGCTCGAGGAGGCCATCGCCCCTTCATACCGCGATGCCATCGCCAACCTGGCGACGGTGCGCCTGCGGCTGCGAGCCACCGACCGGCTCGGCGACGAGCAGAAGAAGGCCGTCGACACGCTGACGCTGGCGCTCGTGGACGGGAGTGACCTATGAAGATCGACGCGAGGTGGATCGTGGCGGCCGTGCTTCTCTTCTTCGCCTGGAAGGGTTCCGACCTCTCCATGCCGTGGCCCCCTGCCCCGCACGAGAACATCAACACGCCGCAGCCCGATGCGGAGTTGCTCAAGTGGGCCGAACCGCTGCGGCCGATCCTGCCGAAGATGCTGCCGAAAGACCGGCAGTACCTGGCGGCGTTCTATGACGCGATGGCGTTCGTCCTGATCCGCGACCGGCAGCGTGAACTTCCAATCATCGGCTCGACGGAGCAGTTCGCCAACTTCCACGGCGGCTCGCTGCGTCTGGCGATCGACAAGGCCAACGTCGGCAAGTACTCCGGCCTCGCCGAAGCCATCGACGAGACGTTCATCAACGCCTGCGGGGCCGAGGTGCAAAAGATCGACGAGAAGGTCGGCTCGAGGCTTGTGGCGGCGTGCGGCGTGCTCTCATGGAGCCTCGGCATCGGCCATGAGTAATTTCGATCCACTTGATGCCTACTCGCGTGGGTTCGCCGGCTGCCGGCCGAACCCCCAGGCCGACGAGCAGTTCGCCGACTCCATCATCCGCAGGGGCGGCAACCCAGACGGCTCCGACGTCGCCAATGAGTGGGAGTTCGCGGACGCCGGCAAAGGCAAACTGATCCTCCTCTCGCCCGTCGTCGACAGCGTGTTCCCCGGCTGCTGGCCCGGCCCGACGCAACTATGGGGCGACTGTGTCAGCAAAGGATGCGCAAACGGGTTGCTGATGAGCCTCGCGCTCGAGATCAACGACGGCCGCCCAGACGAAGTCACCGGCCAGGTCGAGGTCGCACCGGAACTGCCGCGCGACGGCATCCTCAATATCCCGGTCGCGAGCGAGAGCCTGTTCGCGTGGCGTGGTTTCGACGGCGACGGGTGGTTCTGTTCCGCCGCTGCGCAGACGGCGACGACGCGCGGGTTCCTGGTGCGGAAGCCGTACCAAGAACTCGGCTTCGACCTCACTCGCTACACCGAAGAGACGATCCGCCTCGGCGGGAAGAAGTTGCCCGGCGACAAGTGGCTCGCGGAGTCGAGCAAACACATCGCCCGCACGGCGACGTTCCTGAAGGGCCGGGAGGCCGTGCGCGACTTCCTCTTTCAGGGCTACGGAATCTTCAACTGCTCGTCGATGGGCTTCGAGCGGACGCGAAACGAGGATGGCTTCAGCAGGCAGATCGGCGTCTGGCAGCACAGCCAGTGCTACATCGGCTATGACGATCGCCCAGAGACGCACCAGAAGTACGGGCAGGCGCTCGTGTGCTGGTTGAACAGTTGGAACAAGTGGAACAAAGGCCCGCGGAAGGTGCGCGGCACCGACCTGGAGATTCCCGATGGTGCCTACTGGGCGTTGGCGAGCACCATCGACCGCGCCCAGAACATTGCCCTCTCGAGCGTCGCCGGGTGGCCGCGACGCCGGCAGACGACCTACGGTGCGAAGGGGAACGTATGAGATGGCTCGTCGTTGACGCCGTGGGCGTCGCCATTGTCGCGATCATCGCCGCCGCGGTTGTCGGGTGCGTCGAGCAGAACGTGAAGGAGAATCTCCAGCCGCTCATCGCCGTCACCGGCAACTACGGCGTGTGGTCGGCGGCCGTCGGCCCGACGCCGGCGCCGAAGCCCGGCCCTGCGGGGGTCTGTAGCGCGTGTGGCGGCAAGGGCCGCCTCGGCGATGGAACCGTGTCAGTGGTCTGCGCCGCGTGCGATGGAACCGGGAAGGAAAAGACAAAGGACGCACCATGCACGAGCGGCACATGCCCGCCAGTGATTCGGTCTACCGCCCGCTGAAGGCATACATCGCAAAACGCGGCGGAATGCGGCTGGCTATGCACGGCCCGCTCCGCGACCGCATCGTGGAGATGATCGTCGAGGAGTGGCCTGCCGGCTGCCCATCGGATCGCCTGGAAGAGGTGGTCAAGGCCCGCGTCTCGGTGCGCCTGCGGAAGCGATACGGCAGCGTCGTCGCCATGTTCCTCCTGTCGATGCTCGCGCAGGCGGTCATCAAACTGGTGATCGAGTGGTGGTTCGCCCGCGAGAGCCATCGCGTTCTCCTGGTCGGGTGGTCGAGTGCCGCGCAGAATCCCAACCTTTAGGCCACGCTTCGGCTCGTTTCGCCGGACGGAGGCCGCCCAGGCCCGCGCCAGTTCCCACGAACGGGGGTACGGCTCGGCCGCATGGCAGCGGGTGCGGAAGGCCGTCATCGCCCGTGACGGCGGCTGCTGCCGCGAATGCGGCAAGGTCTGCCACCGGGCTGGAGACAGTCAGATAGATCACGTTGTCGCCAAGCCCGTCAACGAGGCCGCAGAGGCCACGCCGCTGTCGGGGTTGCAGCTATTGTGCCGGCGGTGCCACTCTAGGAAGACTGCCCGCGAGTCTTTGTAGCGAGCGTCCGCAGCCCGGCGTTCCGCTTCTTCTCTGCCTGCGTCGGCCCTGCATCTTTGAGCCTGCGGCTCTTGCTTGCGTTGGCAGCCTTTGCCGCCGCCGCCGCGGCCTCATAGGACTCAATCCATTGCCGGTTCCCCAGCGGCCGGCGATTGGACTCGAGGGTATGAACGTCGGCCTTACGGATGCACTTCACGCCGAAGAACACATGGATGAGCCGCAGTTCCTCGGCGAGGCGATACGCCGTCCGCTGCCGCAGCGTTTTCGAGTGCTGCTCAATGTCGGCGAGCGGAAACCAGTCGTCAGTATTGATGTTCATCGAACCACTCCTAAAACGGCTTCGGACAAGTCTACGAGTTCTCTGGCGACACGGCGAATCGGGCCTTGGGTTTCCACGGCCGGGGCGGGCATGGGTTGCCACGCTCCGGTTGCCACGGTCGGGGGCGACCACTGGACGGCCGCCGGTTGCCACGCAGGGGCCACGGGTGCCGGCAGCGCCGCCGGCCGCTCCGCGAAGACTCCGCGAAGCAGCACGGCGACGACCACGACGAGCACGGCCCTCCAGGTATCTCGAACGAGGCAGATCATACGGTCACCACGCGCGGCTCGGCCAGTTCCTCGGCCTGCCGGTACAGGTTGGCGGCGCTCCTGCGGAGTTCAGCCGCCGCCCACTCTCGGGCCTGCTGCTGCGTCTGGTGGAACGTCTCGCCGACTCCGCTGACGCGGGGCGGCCGACCGTCCTCCTGCACGATGCCCCCGGCCGCCATCACGATCGTCACCTCGCTGGCATAGGCCAGCGCCGACGCCGGCTCGCTGCCCAGCCCGTCCTTGACGTACACCGACGCCGCCCAGGCACGATCCCCGTCGTTGAACCCTTCGATCTTCATGGTTCTGCTCCTGCTGGTTTTCACGGTCCCGTATCACGGCCAGTAGCCTACGCTGACTATCGGCCAGTAGCCTAGTCCTCCTCGCGTTTTTTCCGCCTGCGCTCGAGCCGGCGCTGTCGCAGACGCTCCTCAAGTTCGCGGACGGCGTCCTGTGCCACGCGATTCTGCGCCTCGCGGGCCTCGGAGGCCGTCGCCATCCGCTGCTGGACAAGGAACGTGAGCCAGCCGGCTTCGTATGGTGAGACTCGGTTTTGCATCACAAACCGGACAGGATTGCCCGCTCCTCGATGTGGTGAGCCAGTTTCGCGATCTCGTCATCGCTCCAGTTCGCAGCGCCGGATTCCTTGATGGACCGCAGCACCGCCCGATCTGCGACGGGGCCGAATCCTGTGTTCATCATCGCAACCTCGTGCTCTTGCCACTTGTTGAACACGACCGCAACCATCTTGTCTACGATTCGCACTTCAGCGTTTCGAATCGTTAGCATCTGTGTCTTCTTCATCGTCCCTCTCCTCTGGTTTCGCCGCACGGGGCGGCAGGGTGGAATCGAACTCTGGTTTCTACGGGCCGGTGGTCAGGCAGTCTCGACCCACCGACCGGACACTGCCGCGTCGGCCACGGCATCTTTCAGGCTGTCATACTGCCGCGAGTCGCCGAAGGCAGCATCGTATGCCGCAGGCCCGCGGTGAATCTTGAAGTGCCGCTGCCGCTGCTCGCGGTCGGCCACGGGATCGTAGCCGGCCACCTCGCCGCTGTGCAGCACACGCACGATCGCCACACGGCCGGCGCGGCGCACGGCCAGGAACTTGAATCGGTCGGTCATCGTCGTCTCCTCTCGTTCCCCCATACGGGGGTTGTGGTGAATCATCCCATCATCGCACCGCCCAGGCAACGAGCCGGGGCGGCTGGCGGCGTCAGTCGCGACCGACCATCTTCCGGTAGCTTCGGGCATCCGCCACGGCCTGCCGCAGCGCCTCGCGGGCCTCCTCGTCGTCCAGGCAGCCGGCGAGCCGCTCGGCCGTCTCCAGGGTCATGGCAGGCATATTGCGCCGGCCACGGTAGGTATCGACCTCAACCCACACCAGCGGCACGGTGTGGCCGGCAGCCCGCCACGCCTGCACCTCGGCCATCTCGGCCATGACCGCGCCCGCCTCGGCCAGTTCAATCATCGCGTTTCCAACGTATCCCATCGTCGCGTTCCTCCACTCGGGGTAATCGTTTCCACGGCCGGGGCTACGCTGCCCTCGGCCGCACGGGATACAATACGCTTTCGGCAATACGCTGTCAACTACGTCAACAAAAAAAGTTTTTGGCGGCTTTCTCCGGTGTTTGCGATTGTTGGACACTTGGGATTGTGAGAATCGGGGTTGTTACGGACGGGGTTGCTTTCGGTTTCCACGGCCGGGGGTTACTGTGCTGGATGGACGACCGGCCAGCCGCCGGGCGCCGTGTTGTGATGATTGACAAGCGCCGCCCCGGCGGCCCGCGCCGACGGAAAATATCCCGGCCACGTTCGGCCGGCTATCTCGACAAGGTAGCGGCGGTTTCCGCCCAGAATCACACCCGCCCGACGGTAGCCGTCAGCGCCGCGAACATGGTAGCGCCCGCATCCGGCGCGCTCTAGTTTCCAGTTTTCCATAGGTACAGTCTCCCACTAATCCGGCGGCCGATCGGCCGTCGGTTTCCACGAACGGGGGCGCCACGTTGGCGCCCCGCCCGTCGCCCCCGCCGGTTTCGCCGGACGGGGGTTGCGGGCGGGGCGGTTTAGCGGTCCCCCCTACGCTCGGCCGGCTTCCCAGCCGCAAGCGCGGCCGCAAGCCGCCGCGCCTCCCGGACGGTACGGCACGGCACCACACGGTATCCGGCGGTATGCCACGGCGCCCGCCGGACGATATAGGCGCCGTGCTCCATCGTAATAGTCGCTTCCCCCGCCGGCCGGGCGATTCTCTCCACGGCCCCGCAACCAAAATCGTACCGCGATACTTTCCGCATTGTGAAACCCTCCCGATAGATAAATTCCCCCCGTGCCGGCGCGTGCCGGTTTCCACGAACGGGCCGCCCGTTGACGGCCCCGCGGTTGCCCCCGCCGGTTTCCACCGTCGGGGGGCGCCGCGGGGCCGGTTATGCTCGGCCTGTAGCCTTGCGCCGTTTCAGCCGGACGAACATACCGGGGCCGCCGCCCCGCCCGTACCAGCGGCTACCGTCGGGCGCCGTGGCATCAACCGTGAAATACTCCCCACCGAAACCGCCACGGTGGCGGCGGGAATAGGTTACGGTTGCCAGCTTGCCCCCCGGCCACGTTGAAATACTCCGGCCGTCGCCGGAGACGTACGCGCAGTATGTATCGGCCGCCGCAAAATCCGCCCGTTCTCGCGCGTCGCAGCATGAAAAGCACAACCGCCGCCCGTCGGCCGTTCGCCCGTATCCGGTTGTGCAACCCGTGGGGACGCAATCCGCGCCGCAACCGTCACAATGTACCGTTTCCGTTTCCATCGTCATTTCCTCCCGTTTCCACAATCGGGGTCGCCACCGCGGCGGCCGCGCGCACGCCCCCGCCCGTTTCCACGGCCGGGGGTTAGCGCGGGGCCGGCGCTATCGGGCGACAATCCGCCCGCGATACTCGGGCGGCAGCGGCGGAACGTCTAGCGGGAGGTTATCGACGATTGCCCACCGCCCCCCGTCGATAACGTAGGCCGTGCCAGCGTTGGAGAATTGGCAAACGTAGACCCGTCGGGTACGCCCCCCGTATCGGGCGACGTAGTCCGTCGATATTTTCCGCCCGTACCCGTCGGCGCCCTGTCCCGGATAGTTTCCCCCCCACCCGTCGGGCCGGACTGGGGAACGATAGATTTTCGCATCCGGCGCGACGTCGCGAAGATAGCGTAGGGGTTCGGTTTGCATGATCTAGACTCCGTTTCCACGTTTCCACGTTCCGGGCGCCGCGCGGCGCCCCCGTCGCCGGCGCCCGCGGGCGGCGCCGGTTGCGGGGGAGCCGGGCGGTTTATTCGTAGCGCCCCCGTTCCACTATGTCTCCCCACGTTCCCACTGCCCACCGCCCGCGGCCCGTCGCCCGGCCGCCGTGGGAAACGCCGTCGAGATATAGAATCGTGGGGTCATAAGTGTCCCCACGGTTGACGTATTCAATCGAATGGGACCGCGGCCCGTCGCCGGGGCGGATAAGCTCTGCCCCGTATGCCCCCGGCCCCAGTATTTCCGAGATAGCGTCTAGGGTTCCGGCCGCGAACGGGGCGCCGCTGCGCTCGTGCGCTTCAATCGCCCGGCGGATAGCGCGGGCGGTTTCCATCGGGCAGCCGATACGGGCCGCGATTGTTTTCGGGGTTGGCAGCATTGTTTCCCGTCTCCGTTTCAAGGTTTCCACGTTCGGGCGGCCCGGCCATCGGGCCGCCACCGTCGCCCCACGGCCGCGGGCGCCGTGGGGTTGCGGTGGCGGCCGGACTATTCCCGCCGCGCGCGGTTTGCTTCCTCACACTCAAAAGACGCAACCGAAAGCGCGTCTGAATTAGCGGCGCACCATGCCGCAACCTCGGGCGGAAAAATGTCGGCGTTTTCCCCGCCGCGGCCTGTCCTGTCGCGGTAGTTAACGCTTTCCCCGCAAGCGCCGAGAAACGCCAAAAGCGTTTCCAGCATTTCCCCCGCGTCCCCCCACCCGTAAAGCTCTCCGCCAGTGTGCTCGGTTCCGTCGGGTAGGTCGATAAAGTAGCGCCACTCCGGCTTCCCGTAGTGGTCGCGGTTGCTTGTCGGGTCAACCGATACCGTCGCGCCGGCGACGTCAACGGCTGGCAAAAGACGGGCGGAAATTATGAAGGGGCTATAGGTTTCCACGGTAAAAACTCTCCGTTTCAGGTTTCAATCGTCCCCCGCCGCGGCAACGCGCCGCGGCGGATAGTCTCGGCTTGCAAGTTAGCCTCGGGCATCAACTCCAACGTCGTCCAATCCGGGAAAACTACAGAACGGTTCAGCGTTACCCTTGCGCCATTCTTCCAGCATGGCAGCAAGGCAACGCAAGTTGACAGCAAGCGTACCCGCGACGTCCTGCCATGTCGCATCAGACGGCCCGACAATCTCGCCCGACAGTATGCGAACGTCGCCGATGATATGCGCTAGTTCCTCCCGCATACCGTTGTAGGTTGCCCGTTTCATATTCTCAATTCTCCGTTTCAAGGTATCGGCCGCGGTTTCCGCCGCGGCTTGATTCAATGTACCCTGCCGGATGTCCGGCTGTCAACTAGCATACGCTGCCAATCGGCAAGCCTTGCGCGCCGGCTCAAATTATTTTCGGGCCGGACACTTAGCAGATGCGACAACGGCGCCGGAAGTCTACGAATCAAGGCGCGCCGCGCGGCGGCGCATCATCTGCCGCGGGAATCGTGGGGAAAATACAACACCCCCTACGGGTGGGGGATACGCCGTCGGGGGCGATCGGGCGGCAGACCGCTTGTCCCCAGCCACGCGGATTCGCGGAGGTATGACCTATTTGCTCCCCGGCAATTTTCGCCTTTCGCGAAACTGGAAAATCACGGCTATTCGCCGCGATTTTCGACGTTTTCTGGACTCCTTTGCGGCAGCGGCGCTCGAGAGCCTACGCTGGTGTCATGGTCAGAGGCCCAGCACCAACGCCGAAGCACATCCTCTCGATGAGAGGGTCGAAAGATGCCAAGTACCGCGAGGAACTCGGCACGCCGGCTACCGCCCTGCCCGAGCCGCCGGAGTGGCTGCGGCCCTCGGCGAAGGCAATGTTTCGTCTCGTCTGCGAGTTTACACAGCAGATGGGGACGTTATGTAACTCTGACACCCAGGTGATCACGCGATACGCGATCGTCTGGGATAAGTGGCAAGAGGCCGAACAGCAACTCGCCAAGACCGGCGAGTGCTGGCGAGAAGTTCTCGCCCCCGACGGCTCCCTGCGGTTCTGCCGGCCGACGAAGTGGCAGGCCCAGAGCAACCATTGCCACGAGCAGCTACGGCAACTGGAAACCGTCCTGGGCCTCACCCCAGCCGACCGCACCCGACTCGGGTACGGTGCGGTGAAGGTGGTCAATGACCCCGTGGACGCCCTCTTTGACGACGCAGCGACGGGTTGACATCCGCGAGTTCGCGCGGCTGCTGAAGCATACGGAGTCCCCGTTCACCGGCCAGCCGTTCATCCCGGCACCCTGGCAGGACGAGTACCTCGACAGCCTCTTCAATACCAAGCGGCCGGACGGCCGGCGACAGTATCAGCGGAGCCTGCTGGCCCTGCCTCGGAAGATGGGCAAGACGGCGATGTGCGCCGTGATCGGCGCCTACGAGGGGTTCTTCGGCGAGGCCGGCGGCCAGATTCTCATCGCCGCCGGGGATCGGAAGCAGGCGAGCCTCCTGTTCACGGCGTGCTCGAGGTACATCGAATCCTGCCCCGGCCTGCTGAAGCGGTGCAAAATCTATAAGAACTCCATCGTCATACCGCACAAGCAGAGCACGATTCAATTCCTTTCCTCCGAGCACAAGGGCAAGCACGGCTACAACCCGAGCCTGGTGGTGGTGGACGAATACCATGTCCAGACCAGCCGGGATTTGGTCGATGTGCTGGAATCGGGTATGGGTGCGCGAGCCGAGCCGCTCGTCATCTATGTGACGACGGCCGGCATGGATCGCGTCGGCCCCTGCTATGACGAGTGGCAGCGGGCGCTGAAGGTCAAGGACGGCCTGATCGACGATCCGACGTTTCTGCCGTGCATCTTCGCGGCCCCCGACGATGCCGACCCGTTCGACGAGGCCACCTGGCGCACCGCCATGCCGAACTATGGAACGACCGTGCGGAAGGAGTTCATGGAACGCGAGGCGTCGCTCGCCCGCGAGAGCGTCGTCCAGGAGATCAAGTTCAGGACGCTGTACCTAAACCAGTGGGTGTCAAACGGGGCAAACCGCTACTTCCGCACCGGCACAATCGACAAGTGCCTCGTGCCGACAAGGCCCATCGGCGACCGCATCGCTTACTGCGGCCTCGACTTGTCGAGCAACACCGACACCACGGCGTTCGTCGCCGTCTGGGCTGACGATGACGGATCGTTCGACGTTCACGCGCATCTCTTCATCCCAGAGGAGAACGCCGACAAGCCGGAAGCGCCGTATCGGCAATGGGCCAAGGACGGATTCGTTACACTTACGGAAGGCGATCTTGTTGATTTTGACGCGGTTCGGAACTACGTCCTCTCGTTTTGCGAGAAGAACGCAGTCCGCGCCGTGGCTATTGATCGCTGGAATGCCACGCATATCACGACCCAGTTGGTGGCTGAAGGGATTGACGTCAAGCCCTACGGACAGGGCTACGCCAGCCTCTCGGCGCCGACGAAGTTGCTTGAGGCGCTGGCATTGGGAGGCCGGCTCCGACTCGGCGACAACAAGGCGATCGCCCTCCACTTGAGCAATATGCAGTGCCGCGTCGATGACGCCGGGAACGTCAAGCCTACAAAACAACACTCTCACGCGACAGCAAGGATCGACGCCGCCGTGGCCTTGATCATGGCCTTGGGCCTCGCCAGCAGCGCGACGCACGGCCCCGAAGAAGACCCGAAACTGGTGGTGTTCTAAGCGATGCCGGACTTCGACGACGAAAATGTTGCTGATCTCCTAGAGATGCGATCCAGCCTCTCTCGCGTCTTCGAGGAAATCGTCGAGAACAACAAGACGACGGCCGGCGTCACCATCAGCCCCGAGAGCAGCCTGAAGTGCAGCGCTGTACTTTGCTGCGTAAGAGTGCTATCGGAAAGCATCGCCTCGATGCCATTCAACCTCTACCGGCGCCTGCCGGGTGGAGGTAAGGAAATCGCCGAAGACCAGCCGCTCCAGGAAGTCCTCGCCTACCAGCCGAATGACTGGATGACGAGTTTCGAGTGGCGGGAGTGGATGATGAGCCAGTTGCTCCTCTGGGGCAACGCCTACTCCCTCATCAAGCCCGGCCGCCGCGGTGCCGTCGACCAACTGATCCCCCTGCACGCCAGCCGGATGACGATCGTCCGTCTCGAGAACGGCCGGCTCCAGTACCAATACACCGAGCCGATGCAGGCCGAGCCGAAGAAGTACCGGCAGGATCAGATTTTCCACCTCCGCTGGCTCTCGAGCGACGGCGTCACCGGCTACATCCCGATCTCGCTCGCCAAGGACGCCATCGCCCTCGCCAGGGCGACGGAACTCCACTCGTCGGCGTTCTTTGGCAACGGCGCCCAGACGGGGACGTACATCGAAACCGATCAGCCGTTCAAGCCTGACGCGCTGCGGAACTTCAAGAGCCAGTGGGACGACGCCCACCGCGGCCCGACCAAAGCGTTCTCCACCGTGGTCATGCCATTCGGCTTCCACAAGAAGAACGACCCTGTCAACAACCAGCACGCGGAGCTTATCGCCACGCGCCGCTACGCCGTGGAAGAAATCTCGCGCGGCTATCGGGTGCCGTTGCATCTACTCGGCGACCTGTCCAACGTCCGCTACAACTCCGTCGAGCAGTCGGCCATCGACTTCGCGACGTTCTCGCTCATCCCGCACTGCCGGCGGTGGCAGTTTGCCGTCCGTCGCGACCTGATCGCGGACTCGGCCAACTACTTCGTCGAGTTCGATATGTCGGCGCTCATGGCAGGCGACTACCAGGCCCGCTCGCAGTTCCTGCGAGAGATGTTCAACATGGGCTGTCTTAGTGTCGACGAAATCCGCGGCCAGATCGGCTACAACCCGCTCCCCGACGGCCTCGGTAACAAGCGGTTCGTCCAGGTGAATATGCAACTACTGGACGCCTTCACCGCCGAGAATCCGACGGGTGCGCCGGCTGAACTTCCGACCGCCGCCGCTCCGGCAGACAACTCCGTCGACAACGGCGACCAGCCGACCGATGGAAACGACGGGCCGACGCCTGCGGAGGCCGCCACCAGCACCCGCTCCTCGGCCGAGGTGCTCTTCCGCACGACGCTCCGGCGGCTCGCGGCCGTCGAGGCCGACGGGATTCTTGAGCGCCGCAACAAGCCTGGAAAGTTGCAGGCGTGGCTCGAGGCCCACGAGCAGCGGATGAAGACCGAACTGCTGGACGCCGCAAAGGCCACTGGCCGCGACATCGAGGCGTTCGCGCTTGCGTGGATGGAAGAGACGAGGAACCGCCTCCTGGAGTGTCACCGCTCCGGCAGGCCGTATGAGGAGGCGACGAAGTCATGGACGGATCGTGCGAACTTGAGCGACGCCTGATCGGCGAAGTGCCGGGGCTGGTTGTCAAGCAGGACGACAATGGCCGCACGGTCATTCGCGGCTACGCCGCCGTCTTTGAATCCGAGTCGCAGGACTTGGGTGGCTTCGTCGAGATCGTGGAACGCGGTGCGTTCGACGACGTCATGCGGTCGAATCCCGACGTTTTCGGCAAATACAACCACGAGCGCGTCATCGGCCGCACCACCAGCGGCACGATGCGGCTGACGGTCGACGAGCGCGGCCTGCGGTACGAAATCGACCCTCCGCGGTCGGCTGCGGACGTCGTCGAATTGATCGAAAGAGGCGACGTTCGCGGATCAAGCTTCGCCTTCCGCTCGAAACCAGCGGACGAGTCGTGGACACGCGACGCCAACGGCCGAATGATCCGCCGGATCAAGAAGTTTTCGTATCTCGGGGACGCCGGCCCCGTCGACACCCCGGCCTATCTCGCCACCGAAACCTACGTCAGCAAGCGAGCCATCGAAATGGCTCTCGCTGAGAACACCAAGGCAGCGTCGGAGATCGCCAGTGAGCACAGAGCGTCGGAGCCTGCTGTTGAGGCTGTTGTCCAGGCTCCTGAAGCCGAAGAGAACGCCTCCCCAGAAGATGGTGCGGTGGCGGCCGGCGATGAGGAGCGTGCCGCCATCAGTCTCAAACCTACGGCCGGAATGGCCGCGGCGGCTCGACGAGGATTGAAGCTGCACGAGGAAGGCAAGAGCGGCGACGGCCTGAAGCCGGAGACGGTCGCCAGGGCGAATCGCCTCGCCCGTCGCGAAAACATGAATCCCGACTGGGTCCGTGAGATGAATGCCTGGTTCGCGCGGCACGCGGTCGACGCCAAGGCCGGATGGGATACGCCTGGAAGCGAGTCTCCGGGGTTCGTAGCGCACCTTCTGTGGGGCGGAAACGCGGCGAAGAACTGGTCTGCCAGGAAGGTGGCCGCGCTCGACAAGGCCGAAGGCCGCTCCATCGAGGAGCCCGATCAGCCGCTCACGATGGAAGACTACTCAGAAGAGAACGCCGACATCACGCCGAAGAACGCTGCGCTTCTCGATGCCACAGAATCCATCGCGGAGCAGATGGGCCAGTGGCCGCAGGAAGGCCCGAATGGCGCCCACTACATGGCGGAAAGCCCCTTTGCCGACGCCGGCATGAGGTGCGCGAACTGCTTGATGTATGACGGCGGTGGAATGTGCGAGGCCGTCGAAGGCGACATCGCCCCGGAAGGCATCTGCAAGTTGTGGGTCATCCCGGCGTCGAAGTTGTCGATGACTTCGGAGAGGTCTGCGAGCGTTGCTGCGTCAGACTCGACGGAGCACTTTCGGTCGAAGATCGCGTCGCTCAAGGCAACGATGCTGCGGACTCACTTGCACGGCAAGTAGTCAGTACCCTACAAATCAAGATATACGCCCTGCGAAGGATTTCGCAGGGAGCAGTGCGAGCGACTTGAGGATTCATTTCGCGGCGCGCTTGCGGGCAAACCACCCGCCGGCCGCCGCACCTTCGCGATTGGCCGGCTTCACAAGGAGCAAGGCCAATCATGGCGAGCAACCTCAAGCGTCTTCAGGACCGTGCCGCGGCGATCGCCGCCCGGATGACCGAACTGGCCGATGTGGCCGAGCGTTCGGAGGATCAGACCGCGGAACTCCGTCGGCTTTCCGACGAAGCCGACAAGGTCAAGTCCGACCTGGAGTTCGAGGGCAAGCTCGCCGCGAAGGAGCAGGAACTCCGCGCTGTCGTCGAGGCTGCGGCCCCGGCGGCCCCCGCCGCACCCGTGGCTGCCGAGCAGCCCAAGAAGGTCGAGATTCGGGCGATCAACCCGCACCACTCGACCCTGCGTGCGTTCAACGACGGCCCCGATGCCGTCGAGAGCGCCTACCGCTGCGGCCGGTGGATCAAGGCCACGGTGTTCAAGAACGAGTCGGACATCCGGTGGTGCCGTGAGCACGGCGTCGAGGCCCGCGCCCTCAACGAGGGCAGCAACTCGGCCGGAGGCAGCCTGGTGCCGGAGGAGTTCGCCGCTCGCGTGATCCGTCTCGTCGAAACCTACGGCACCTACCCGGCCGCCGTCGAGAACGTGTCGATGAGCCGGGACACGATGGTGATCCCGAAGCGTCTGTCCGGCACGACTGCCTACTTCGTTGGCGAAGGCTCCAGCGTGACGGAGAGCGAGCCGACCTACGGCAACGTATCGCTCGTCGCCAAGAAGCTCGCAGTCGGCTGCCGCATGAGCACCGAGGTGGTGGAAGATACCGCTGGCGTGGTGTCCTTGGCCGACGCAGTCGCTACGGAGTTCAGCACCTCGCTGGCCTTCCGCATCGACCAGTGCGGCTGGATCGGTGACGGTACGAGCACCTACGGCGGTATCAACGGCGTCATCAACAAGATCAACGACGGTACGCACACCGCTTCGGTGGTGTCGGCCGCGACGGGCAACACGGCGTTCGAGACGCTGGACATCGAGGACTTCCTGGCCGTGATGGGCAAGTTGCCCCTCTACGCCCGTCAGGGAGCGGCCTGGTATGTGTCGCCGGCCGGCTACGCGGCGAGCATCGCCCGCCTGAAGTACGCGGCCGGTGGCAACACCGTCGAGAACATCGGTGCGGCGGCTGGCGAGTCCTTCCTCGGCTACCCCGTGCGGATGGTGCATGTGATGAACAGCACCCTCGGCGCGGACACCAGCAAGGTGAAGGTGCTCTTCGGCAACCTGAACCTCGCCTGCATCTACGCCCGGCGTCGTGACTTCTCGGTGCGGCTGTTCGATCAGGTCTACGCGACCACCGACCAGCTTCTGCTCCAGGGAACGATGCGGTTCGATTCGGTCGCACACACCCTTGGCACGACTTCGGAGGTCGGTCCCGTGATCGCTCTCCGTTCGGCCGCCTCGTGATAACAGGAGCCTCTGAAGCATGATCCACTCCCAGAACCATAAGGTCGTTGCGAACGTCGAGGCTGCGGCTGTCGGCGCGACCGCGACCGCCACACTAACGATCGACACCCTCGGTTTCGATCACGCCAGCGTGACCGTGCTGCGGGCCAGCAACGCCAGCACGGTGTTCGCGAACGTCGTGAAGGTCGAAGAGTCGGACGACAACTCGTCCTACTCGAACGTCACCGCCCTGGTGGGCGGCGGCGTCGGTGGCTTCACGATCCCGGCTGTCACGAGCACGGCTCTGACGTCCGTCCTGAAGTTCGACATCGACGCGAAGGCCAAGAAGCGCTACCTGAAGGTGTCCTACACGCCAGGCGCCACGGCGAACGTGGCGATCGTGGCTCGGCTTGGCCGTGGCGAAGAGTCGCCCGTGACCAACGCGGACGCTGGTGTCATCGGCCGAGTCGTTGGCTAGTCCCGTACAAGCGGGACGGCCATGACGGCCGACAAAGGCGCAAGGATGCGCGCCCGCTCCTCACAAGGAGCGAACCATGCTGCTGCGTGTCGGTAATTGTGAAGCCGAGGTGAAGGTAGCCGCTCTGATGAGCGTCCCTCGCCTCGGCTTCACTGATAATTTCTTCTGCATCTCGCAGGCTCTCGCGCCGCACGGGATCGCCCCGATCAAATACACCGGGGCGTTTTTTGGTCAGTGTTTGCAGCGGACAATGGAGCAAGTCATCGACACGCACGACGTCGTGCTGACGATCGACTATGACACGATCTTCACCGCCAAGACGGTGGAGGCGCTCCTCGCCCTCCTTCTGCACTCGGGCTTCGACGCCATCGCCCCGCTCCAGACAAAGCGGGAAGCGAACACGGTGATGTTCGCCCTGCCGGGCGTGACGCCAGACGAGCGCACGACGGTCGAGAATGACTGGTTCCAGAAGGTCGTCCAGCCTGTCGAGACGGCGCACTTCGGTTGCACGTTCATCCGCACCGCCGCCATCAAGAAGATGCCGAAGCCGTGGTTCCTGGCAGAGGCAAACGACGATGGGACGTTCACGGGCGGCCATGTTGACGAGGACATCTACTTCTGGAAGAAGTTCGCCGCCAGCGGCAACCGCCTGGGCATCGCAACAAACGTCAGCGTCGGCCACGCCGAACTGATGATCACCTGGCCGTCCAGGAGCGTCGAAGGCGGCAAGGTGCAGCAGCACACGACGGAGTTCTGGAACAACGGAAAGAAGCCTCCGGAAGGCGCCTGGGGGTTCGTGCCATGAGGATTCGCGTACTGAAGTCGTTCGCTGGCTACCGCCCCGGCCAGGAGTTTGATTGGGGCGACGGCGCGGCCCGCATCTACATCGCTCGCGGCATGGTCGAGGAGATCGGCGAGCGCCGCCTGGAGGCCGCGACCGTCGAGGAGCGGAGTGAGCGGGCCACGATGCCGCAGCCGGCCAGGAGGAAGGCGAAATGACCGTTTCGATCACCTACGGCTCGCCGGAGTACCCGTCGGCCGGCGTCACGCCGTACCGCAGCCTCATCAAATACACCGCCCCGGCGGCCTATCCGGTGACGCTCGCGGAGGCGAAGACGCAGTGCCGCGTCGACACCTCAGATGAGGACACCTACCTCAATAGTCTGATCGCGATGGCGACGGAGTACGTCGAGAACGTGCTGGACGTCAGCCTCATCTCCCAGACGCTCGAGGCCCGCTATGACTGCTTTCCCTTGTGGGAGATCATCCTCCCCCGCCCGCCGATGGCAAGCGGCACGGTGACGGTCATCTACCGCGACGAGGCCGGTGTCAGCCAGACGATCACCTCGGCGGCCGGGGCATTTCAGACCGACTACTACGCAACACCAGGCCGCATCTATCCGCAGTTCGGCGGCGTCTGGCCGGCGGTGCGTGGCGACGAGAACAGCGTCATCGTCCGCTGGCCGGCAGGCTACGGGGCGAGCGGCTCAAGCGTGCCGAGCACGGTCAAGGGTCTGATCCTTCTCCTCGTCGCCCACTGGTTCGAGATGCGACAGCCAGTGGTCACAGGCTTCAGCCAAGTGCTGCCGGTGCCGCAGACGTTCGACACGCTCCTGGCGGCGTCCGGCTGGGGAGGCTACCGATGAGCCTCCAGGCCCATGTGCAGGCAAAAGTGCAGGCACGTTCGCAGCTCGCGAATGGCCTCACGACGGAGATTGCCGACCACCCGCTGACGTTCTTCTTCGACGTCGGCGACTGCACGAAGGTTTGGAGCGACCGCCGCACGTTCTCTGCGGGGCTAGACGAGGTCGACTTCTCGGCCATCGGCATCGGCACGGTGAAGTTGCTCTGCATCAAGAACCTGTCGACAACGAGCCAGATCGCCCTGTCGGCCGGCTGGACGGGGAGCCAGTTCAGCCTGTTCCGGCAGGACGTCACGGCCTGGAACTTCTCGCCGATCATCAACCTCGGGGCGCTGACGCTCCGCGGCTACCCGATCCGCGAGGGCGGCGCGTTCATGCTGTCCTGCCCCAACTCGGCCGGCTTCGCCACGACGTCCGGCGGGAGCATCCTCCGCGTCGGTGGGACGACGGGCCAGAACTACGAAATCTACGTCATGGGAACCTGATTAGATGGCACTCACCGCCCAGATCGCCCTCTCCATCCTCGCCCATGAGACGTCCAGCGGCGACCTGTCGCGGACGCTGCGGGCCACGCCGGCCAACTACGCGCTTCGGCTCACAGACGGCACCGGGGCCAACCAGGCGCAGGTGGTGTGGAGCGACTCGCGGACGGCGACGACGTCGAACGACGACCTGATGCTCTGGAATCTCTCCGACACACGCGACGGCGCCGCGGTGACGGTGGCGTTCACGCAGATCAAGTTGGTCTATGTGAAGAACACGAGCACAACGCAAGACCTTCGGATCGGCGGCATTTCTGGCGTTGGCGCGTTCGCCGGGCTGCCGATCAACCTGTCGCTCACGCTCCCGCCTGGCGGGTGCTACTTGTTTTCCGCCCCGACTGACAGCGGCGTCGTCGTGACTGCTTCGGCGTCCGCTTCCGCCGCCCGATTCTCGGCCGCCTCCGGCTCCTGCACCTACGAAGTTCTGTTCATCGGCGAAGGCACGGTCACATGATCATCGGGACCATGCGTGAGCGGGTCGCGATTAAGTCTCAGACGGAGGTGCGCAAGCCCTCCGGCGAGACGGTCATGGACTGGGACACCACCGTCGCCACGGTGTGGGCGAGCGTCAGCGGCCTCTCGAGCCGTGACATCCTCCAGGCCCAGCAGGCCAACGTGATCGCGACCCACCGCATCCGCATCCGCTACCGTGCCGACGTCACGCATCTCAACCGCCTCGTCTGGCGAGGCCGTACGATGGAAATTGCAGCGGTCGTCGAGCGTGACAACCGCACGGCCTTGGAAATCCTGGCCCGCGAGGTGCAGTGATGGCGGTACTCATTGACGCAACGCAGCCGCGTGACTTCGGGGGGCAGTCTGCCAAGCAGATCGTCGAAGGGTTCGTCAGCATCCAGACGGCCGGCGCTCGCGAGGTCGCAAAAGAGCTTGAGCTGATGGCCCTACGGGCCATGAAAGACCCCGGCCAACTGAAAGCCAAGGCCGCCAAGAAGGCGTCGGAGATCATTCGCAAGGGCTACAAGTCCAAGATCAACAACGTCACCGACAACCTCGGCAAGTCGATAACGACGCGGATTCGGCAGTACGAAGGGGCGACGGTCGCGATCACCGGCCCGCGAGTCACCGGCCCCGTCGGCGCCGACCCTGACATGGGGAGCGGGAATCACGCCTGGCTGGTCGAGTTCGGGACCGGCGCTCGCAAGCCCGGCACGCAGGGACGCCGCACCTACGTCAACGTCCACCAAATGATCAACGGGAAGATGAAGCGGGCCGGCACGTTCAATAACGAGCAGTTTGCGAGCATGGGCCGCGGCTACTACTTCCTCATGGGGTCGAAGAATGAGCGGACGCGGCAGGCCAAGATGGGCGTCGGCTACCCGCACGACTTCGGCTCCGACGCTCCAGGCGAGATGCACCCGATCACGCTGAAGCCGGGCGAGACAATCCGCCCCATGCCAGCCAAGAACCTGATGCAGAAGACGATCTCCGAGAACTCCTCGGCCGTCCTGGCGTCCCTCATCGCAAACATGAAGACCTACATCGAGGAACTCCGGTGATCATCAAGCCCGAGGACTACGTCTTTTACCGGCTGACGAGCGTCCCGGCGGTCGCCCGCCTCGTCGGCTTCAACGTCTACCCGATCGCCGTGCCGAAGTCGGCAGGGTTCCCCTTCATTGTCTACAAGCGGCAGAACATCATCCGCGAGGCCAGCCTGACCGGGCCGATGTTCATGCCGCTCTTGTCCATCCAGGTGGCCTCCTGGGCGCTCACGCACGACGCCGCCAGGGAGTTGGGAGACGAGGTTCGGCTTGCTCTGGATGGCAACACCGGCACGGCAATGGGGGTTACAATCAGTGATATGAGGCTCGTCAGCGAAACTGACGATTTCCTCGATCCTACGGCCGTCGGAGCACAACTCCCGCCGGCTTACGAGGTCAGGCAACTGTATCAGATCAGGTGGCAAGAGGCCGCCTCGTAACCCTACAGGTCACGACACTGGCGCAAGGAGGCGCGACTCATGGCAGGCGTTTCGGCACAGGGACTCACGTTCTCGTTCGGCGGGTCCAACCTCACGGTCACCTCGGTCCAGGTCAATGACACCCAAGACCTCATCGACGGCAGCCACCTGGGCATCGCCCCGAACGGCCGTCGGGAGTACGTCGGTGGCTTCGCGACCGACCGCGAGGTGCAGATCGACTACATCTCCACGAACATCCTCACGGCCGGCGTGTCCGGCTCTCTGTCGATCTCCGGCCCGATCTCGTTCAGCGGCAACGCGACGATCGCGTCGTCTTCGATCGGCGGTTCGGTCGGCGCCCTCGTCTCCGGGAGTGCGACGTTCCGAGTCGCGTAAGCGATGGCGGGATTCGCTGCCCAAGGGGCGACATTCACGTTCACTGGCTCCAAGGGCGAGTTCAAGGGAGCCATCGTCGGGATCAGCGTCGAGACGCCGGTCGCGGAGATCGTCGATATGACGTCTCCAAGCGACCCTTCTGGGACGTCCATCCTCGTCCCGACGGGCGAGTGGTCTGGCGGGAGCATCTCCCTGGACTTCATCGCCACGACGGCTACCGGAGACGTTCAGGACATCGTCAGGGGCATCGGCCAACTGACGTTCGCATCGCCCAAGTGGACGGTGTCGCGACGGGCAATTCTTGAGTCTGCCAATACGGAGGCTCGTGTCGGGGAGTTGGTGCGAGGGACTGCAAACTTCAAGGTCACAGATTACGCAGGAACCTGATTCATGGCGTTGAGCAAGGCGAAGATTCTGGCGGCGAAGGATGTGAAGTTGTCCGAAGCGGTCCCCGTGCCGGAGTGGGGCGGTGACGTCTACATCCGCACCATCAGCGGCACCGAACGCGACAAGTTCGAGGAAGCCTACAGCGAGCAGAAGATGAAGGCGTTCCGCGTTCGCTTCCTCGTGATGACGCTGGCCGACGAGTCGGGCGAGCGGCTGTTCGCCGACGCCGACATCGACGCCCTCGGCGGCAAGTCCAGCGTCGTGATCAACCGTCTCTTCGACAAGGCGTGGCAGCACAACGCCTTCACCGACGAGGCCGTGGATGCGCTGGGAAACGGTTCACAGACCGCCCCGAGCGAAAGTTCTACTTCGACCTAGCGCTGGCACTGGGCCGGTCGGTCAAAGAACTGCTCGAGACGGTCGATTCGCAAGAATTGTCGGAGTGGTACGCCTACCAGCAGCGGTGGCCGCTGGAGAACAGTTGGCAACAGACGGCCAGGATATGCAGGACGATCATGGCGGCGTCCGGCAACTACAAGCGTGTGCCTGACGAAGAAGTGTTCATCCCAGCGTCGAAGCGGCCGAAGCAGTCGCAGGATGCGATGTTCTCCGAACTGATGAAGTTGCAGAAGCCTCAAGGATGAGACGATGGCTGGACGCGGCTACCTCGGCAAAATCTCGGCGATCCTCACGGCAGACTCCAAGGGGCTGTCGCGAGGGCTGAACGCCGGCGCCAAGGACGTCACGCAGTTCGCGAGGAAGATTCAAAGCACGATCTCCGGCGCCACGGGCCGCGCGGGCCGCGAGTTCGACAACATCCTGACCCCGCTGCAAAAGTTGCAGCGGGCGCTCAAGGTCGGCGTCGGCCAGAATCTCAAGTTAGTCAATCAGCAGGAAGTGCAGGCGATCCGGCAGTTCGCCGAGGCCGCCGAGCGGATCGCCAAGCCCGTCTCGCAGGCCAGGGGCGACCTCGCTGGCCTGTCGGCCGAGGTGCAGCGGAACTTCGCCCCGGCGCTCGAGTCGGCGCAGAAGGCGGCCGAGCAACTCCGCACCTCAATCGGCAACGGCGCCAGGGTCAGCGAGCGCGACTTTGCCAACCTTGAGGCGCGGATCAACCGCGTCACGCAGGCCGCGAGCCGCCTCCGCGAGGCGGGCCAGGCGACCGCGGGCCTCGCCTCCGGCCAGGAACTCCGCTTCCAGCGCCCTGGCTTCCTTCAGCAGACGTCCCGTGCCGCCGCTCTCCAGCAGCAGGCCGCGGCCCTGTCGCCAGAGCAGATTCAAGGCAGCGGCGTGGCGGCCCTCGTCGGCCAGCAGCGGCAGGCGGCCCAGGAGGCGGCGAATCTCCTCTCCACGCTCGAGCGCATCCGCGTCACGCGAAATGGAGACGCGCAGGCGGCCGAGGCCGCGTATGGCCGCCAGGTGGCGGCACTGCGGCTGGTCAACGACCAGTTGGAGCGAGAGATCACGCTGTCGCAGCAGGCGGCGAACGCCCAGAGAGAGGCCGCCGCTGACGCCCAGCGGCGGGCCGAGGCCGCTTCCAGGTTCCTCAATGTCGACCAGCGTGAGTCGAACCTCCTCGCGAGCCAAGGCCAGCAGCAGGATGTTCGTGCCTATCTCCAGCTTCTCGAGGAGTCGCGAGTCAGAACCGAGGCGCTGACAGACGCCCAGCGGCGCGCCGCTGCCGCATCCAGATTCCTCAACGTCGACCAGCGCGAGTCGAACCTCATCGCGAACGAGGGCCAGCAGCAGGACATTCGCGAATACATCCAACTGCTTGAGCAGGCGCGGGCCAGAACGGAAGCACTGGCCGATGCCCAGCGGCGGGCCGAGGCTGCATCACGTTTCCTTGTTGTCGACCAGCGTGAGTCGAACCTCATCGCGAACGAGGGCCAGCAGACGGACGTCCGCGCCTATCTGCAACTACTTGAGGACGCGCGGGTTCGGACGGAGGCACTTGCCGACGCCCAGCGGCGGGCCGAAGCAGCTTCTAGGTTCCTCAACGTCGACCAGCGTGGTTCGGACCTGTTGTCGAATCAGGGGGCAGCGTCTCGCGTCAACCCGCAGCAGGCGTTCCTTGACCGAGTCGGTGGTGAGATCACCGCCGTCCGCAATCAACTCCGCGAACTGCCTGACTTGGCTGGATCGCTTGGCCCGGTTGTCGACAACCTCACGACGCGGTGGCAAAACCTCGGCCGCGCCGGCGTCGGTTTTACGGCTGACCAACTGCGGCGAGTTCAGCAGGAGACGCAAGCCATCCAGGCTGCGCTCAACAGCCGCCGAGACATCGGCCAGCAGTTTCTGCAAAACTTCGGTGGCGAGGGCGTCGCCGGCCTGTCGCTGGGCATCGACGAGCGGCAACTTCGCTCCGTCGGATCGCAGATCGAGTTCGTCCAGAACAGACTGTCTCGGCTGACTGCCGAGCAGCGAGGCCCGGCCGTCGCCGCTCTTGAGGCTTACAGACAGGCGGCATTCCGCGCTTTCTCTGGGACGGCAGACAGCGCGGAGCAGGCCGCGGCAGACGTTGCGAGAACCCGGCAGGAATTGATCCGCACCGCCGCGGCTGCGGAAGGCGTGCGACCTGGCCGATTCGCCGAAGACTTCCGGCGAGCCGGCGACGTCGCGCGTGGCTTCGGGGATAGGGCTGGCCTTGCCATCCAGCAGGCGGCGTTCGCCATCGAAGACTTCTTCAGCGTTACTGGTGGCCTTGATCAGCGAGTGCGTGCTGCTGGCAACAACATCTCGCAGCTTGGCTTCGTACTCGGAGGTACAACTGGACTTATTGTTGGCATCTCTACAGCCATCGGCGCGCAACTCGTCGCGGCCTTGATCAACTGGTACAACAACGGCCGAAAGACCGAAGACCAGACGAAGTCGTTGAGCGCAGCGCTCGCCGACCAAAAGCGAGTTGTCGACGCCCTAGCAGAGTCCTACAAGAAGGTCGCGGAGGCCGTTCAGGACGCTGGCCTGTCGCAGCGTGGGCAGAGAAATGCCTCCATTCGCCGCCAAGTCGAAGAGATTCAGCAGCAACAGCGACAGGCACGAGAGCAACGAGTTCAGTCCGTTGACATCGGCGTTGCGGCAGCGCGTGGAGACGTCGCAAGGTTTGAGCGAGAATTGGGCAGCGCTACAAGCCCCGAGCAGCAAGTTCGCGCTAGGTTGCAACTTCAGGCAGCACAAGAGCGGCAGCGGCAAGAAGAGCGGAGGGCCGTAAGCGATGCGGAGCGTCGTGCTCGCGGAAGTATTCGCAGCCAGGTGATTGACACGCTGGCGGCTAACTACAGAGCGGAAGCCGGGATTCTGACGATGGGCGGTGGCTCTGCGAGAGCAGAGCAACAAGTCGCCAATCTGCAAAACCTCGGACAGTCTCCGCAAGATGCACTCCGCGCTCTTCAGGCAAGAATCGACGAACTTGTTCAGCGAGGTGCAGAAGGTTCAATCATCCTTCCGCTTCAGCAACTCCGCGAACAACTGCTGACGCAGGTTCAGCAAATCGAAGCCGACAAACTCGCCGCCAGAATCAGCAGAGAAGCTCTGCGGATCGCGGACGCCATGAACGCCGCCCAGGCCGACATTGCCTCGGCATTTGATGGCGTCGTCGGCGCGAGTGGCATCGAGGACGAGATTGCCGCATTTGCCGAGTCACTGGCCCAGTTACAGAAGGCCGCAGGCGAGGCCGCCCAGGCAGGCCGCGTCGAAGAGGCCAGGGCGCTCAACAATGACATCAACGCCATCAAGGCCCATATCAACGCTCTCCGCGACGCCGCCGCGGCCGTGAAGACGTTCGGCTCCGAACTCGCAAGGTTGTCGGAGTCCGTCGCGCAGGACGTCGCGACGCTCGAGCAGCGGGCCGAGCAGGCCAGGCGCGAGGACGTCGCGCAAGGGACGAACGCGACTGGGGCGCAGAGGACAAGGGCAGAGCGCGACCTGGAGGAGGCGCGAAAAGCGCAGAAGGAGTTTGAAGACAAGCGAGCGTCGGCCGTCGAAAAGATGGAGCAGGACGCTGTCAGGAACGGAGACAAGAGGTTCAAGCGACTCCGCGAAATCGACAGTATGCTGGCCGCGCCAGCGAACGGCGTCGGAGCCGACGGCACTCGAGGCGGAACGGCCGAGGAACGCGCTGCGGCTCGCGAGGAGAGGCGGCGGCTTGAGGCGAGCATCAACGCCGACGTCAACAACAACCCAGAAGTTCAGGCTGCCCGCCAGCGGCGAGACGACATGACGCGCCGTGCGGAGCGGGCAGCGTCAGGCGATCGTGGTCGCGAACTCGCGATGACGCCTGCGCAGCGAGCAAGGCGAGAGGTCGAACAGAGCGCGAGGGACATAACCGAGGCGTTCACGGTCGAACTGCAAGGCCAGCGGTTCGTTGCCGACGTCGCTGGCCGCAACGCCGCCCTCAACCGCCTTGCCGAGCAGCAGATGCAGCAAGTCGCCCCGATGCTCGCCGGCTTCCGCGAGGAGCGACTCAACGCGATGCTCCAGGGGCCGTCGCGGGCGGCGCTCAACGTGGCCGACGCTCAGACGATGGAGGGGAACCGGGAACTCAATCGACTCCTCCGCGGCGACGATCCAAACAGGGACGTCAACCTCGTCGAACTTCAGAAGCAGTCGGATTTGCTGCAAGGCGTCATCGACGCGATCAACGAACAGGCCGGTGCAGACGTCGTGGAAATCAGAGGATAAACATGGCAGATATTTCTTACGGTATCACGCTCAACGTCAACAAGGGCTTCCTGGTGAGTCAGGTCAACGCCTCCGGCGTGACGGCAGACATGGGCATCGCCGGACTCAAGTCCGACACCTACACGCTGTCGACGAACGCCGTCAGCATCTCGACGGCGAACCTGTCGGCGGTCGGCATCGCGTTCGTTCGAAACCTGTCGACCGCGACCTCGGCGACCGCCCAGGTCGGGATCACGGCCGGCGGCTCGTTCGCCCCATTCACGACCATCAAGGCCGGCGAGCCGCAGTTGTTCCGATTGACTACAGGCGTCGACTATCAGGCCGTCGGCGTCGCCGGCACGCGGCTCCGAGTCGACATCCTGGAGGGCTAGTCGATGCCGAAGTTAGTCAAGGAAATAACGTCCGGCAACGAGAACAGCCGCTCCGTAGACGGCGGCCAGTTGGCTGACGTCTCTGTGCGGACATGGCGGGTCATCCTCCAGTCCCCTGCGGAAGCGTATGACGTCCAGAAGGAGATCGGCGTCTACATCGGCGACACGCACCCCGTAAACACGCAACTCCCGTGCGTCTCTATCTCGGAAAAGGCAGAAGGCGACTCCCGCGTCGTCCGCATCGTCACTGCCAACTACCGCACCACGCCTGGTGCCGACCCTGGCAATGACCCGAACAAGGAGCCGCCTGACATCAGGCCGGCGCAATACAGCATCACATCGTCGTTGATGGAGGTGCCGACGAAGTCGTGGCGAAAGATCGGACAGGTCTGGGTGCCTGGGCGTCGGCCGGGTGCCTTCGGAAACGGCTTTCTCGGCGTTGGTGCGTTTGAGGACGTACTGGAAGCCCCAAAACCGCCACTAAATCCAGTCGGAGACAGATACGACGGCGTCTCTATGTTGGTGCCGATCATCTCGATCAACATCGAGCAGTTCGACAACTACCCAACCCGCCGCCTTGACGACTCCGGGAAGGTCAACAGCGACCAGTTCACGTTTCTTGGGCTACAGATCAACAAATACACTTGTATGCTCCGAAACATCTCGGTACGCCCTGTTGTCGAATCTCACGGGACAGCGATTTATCGTGGATTTCAGAGAACGTATGAGTTCTCCATTAAGACTAACGGCGGTTGGTGGACCGAGCAGTTGCTCGAGGGATTCAACATCAAAAACGACCGCGTGAATGAGGCCGGAGTCGACAACGGCGCACTGAACCTTGAGATCATCGACTCTAAGGTCAAAGGTTGGCCGAACGCCCCGGAACTTGCCAAGGACTCGCAAGGAAAGAAGATGCGCGCAAGGGTTCTGATAAGCAGCCCTGAAGGCGCCGTTACACAGCGGCCTTCCGCACAGCCAGTCGCGCTCAACCTTGACGGCACGCCGCGGGACGTCCAGAACCCACCGGCCGGAGAGGAGCCAGTTCTAACCGAGCGATATTTGACCCAAGACGCCATTCCATTCGGCCCCAATTTCGTCAACATGGGCGTCCGCATCTTCGACATAGTCTGATGGCTGAAAACAAGTCCTACCAATTCGGCCCAGTCCTGACAGACCGCATCATCAGCGTGGTGAAGCGCGTCGACTCGATGCCGTACCAAGCAGGGCTTTCGCGGATACCGACGCGGTTTGAGGACGAGGGCGGCGGTAGCGGCTACCGCCTCCGCATCGGCAAGACCACGGCCACTTGGACGAAGAACACGGTGATGACGATCCCACTCTATGAGGACGGCACGCCGCCGAACGAGACAAGCAGCGATGAGACGCTGGAGGACTGCGTGAACCACTGGGGCGACGTCCCCGCGAACAAGTGGGTCGGTATCCAGCGCGGGCAGACCGGCTCTTACTACCTCGTCGTCGCGGAGTGCTAGATGCTGTTCGGTTGCTCGCCGTGCTGCGGCGGTTGCTCAAAATGCACCGACCGGTCGCACACGCGGCTCATAGCGTCGCTTGAGTACGGCGGCGATGGCGGCGAGACGATTGCCGCGTCCGAGGGGAACTACGGGGCCGTCACAACTGACTGTCAGCCGGCAGGCGGCGTGTCGCCAGTCATCGCTGTCACCTTGGACACCCCAGGCAGCGGCTACACCTCGGCCCCTACTCTTGCGCCGTCCAGTGGCACGGCGACGTTTACTGCCGAAGTGCGACAGTCGCTTCAGTCAGTAGAGGTCACGAGCGGAGGCTCTGGCTACACATCGCCCCCGACCGTGACGATCTCCGGCGGCGTGGCGGTGACAGCGGCTGCGGCGACTGCTGTCGTTCGCGGTGGCGGAACGGCGGCTGTCGTCACCAACGGCGGCTCGCTTTACACTTCGCCGCCAACAGTTTCGGCCAGCGTCGGCTCCGGCCTAGAAGCAACCGCCGTCATGTCCGGGTATGTCTACGCCATCGAAATCGCCAGCGGCGGCAGCGGCTACACGTCAGCGCCGACAGTCTCTGTATCTGGCGGCGGCGGCTCTGGTTGTTCTGCAACGGCGTCCATCTCGCCGGATGGGGCAGTCACTGTGGTGACGGTGGTCATCGGTGGCTCTGGATATACGTCGGCGCCAACCGTCACGATCTCCGGCGGCGGCGGCACAGGCGCCGCCGCAGTCGCCGTTCTCCGCTACCGCGTGGCCTCTGTGTCGATTCAATCTGGCGGGTCTGGCTATCCGCTCAATGCACCGCTCGCCTTTGAGGGTGGTGGCGGAAGCGGCGCGGCCGGCACGCTGACGGTTTCTGGCTCTGTCGCGGAAATCGTTGTCACGAATCCTGGACTCTACAGAAATGCGAGCGGCGCGATCCCGATCGGGTGGCCGACCGTGGCAATCTCCGGCGGTGGTGGGGCTGGCGCTACGGCAACGCCGCATTTCACGCCTGGCGGCGTTTACAGCGTCGGCGTCCAGTCTGGCGGCTCCTACTCGGCACCTCCTGCGCTGTCATTTTCAGGCGGCGGTGGCTCTGGGGCCGAGGCCACTGCCTACATCATGTGGCAGCAGTCTGGCGAGATCGGACTCAACTTCGTTGGCGGGGAGTGCTTCACTGCCATCGACTTCGGATTCTGCTCTGCAACAGAAAGCGAAGACTACCCGCTGGCACCGTGTATTGGCTGCGGAGGCTCGCTGAACCAGACAAACACCACACCGCCAACAACATACAGATACGGCGAAAACAGGACGCTTTCAATCAGGGCGTCTACGAGCGGAGCGGCTGGAACTGGCTCGCCGGCGGGCCGGTCGTTGCCGGAAGACATACGCTCCGTCGACTACACGCCTGGGGGCGAGTATGTCTTCGTCTATCATGGGATGACATGGTCTGTCCCGAGCAGCACGGTCTACGACGAGAGGTTATGGGCCAGAAGGCTTTTCAGCAGAGTCCCGCCGACCGGAACGTGGGCAATCTGGCAACCAACACAGCCATCGTCGGCAGTCCAGCCAGTGCTAACGCCAGTCTGCAAGCAAACAGAAGACCTTGCAGGGCAGCCTGTGTGGTGGCTTGAGTCATTCACAATCACATCGCCTGGGAGCAACCTATACGTCCCGCAAGTATTTGATGACGAGGCGTATGTTCAACCAGCAAACGGCAACCTCGGAACAGATGACACGTTCTTCGTCCCCGCTGACGTCGAATACACCTACTCGACTCCGGTTGCCACTTCATTTGATGGGGTTGCTGGATTCAGCCAACCGCCATCGCTGTCATTTGGATTTACTTCATCCGGTAATGGCAACTACACGCTGACGTCGGTTTCAGTAAACTCGCCAGGTGGTGGCTCCACACTTGCGGACGGCGACTGGCCGTTTACGCTGTCGAACTTCTCTGTCGGCCATGTTGTAAATACGCCATCGTTTCTGGCAACGATTGTAAATGGCGGCATTCAGTCGGCATCTGTGTCTTCGCCAGGGTTGGTGCGGGGTGGCGCCTCGCTTTCGTCTATCGCCGTTCAGGACGTTCCCGGCTATCCAGGCTATTCCTACTACCCACGCATCCTCATCGGCCGCAGCAACTACAAGACCACGGTCACTTACTCGCAGCCTACGGTCGTCGCCACGGCGCCACCAGGGAACGCCGTGTTCTCTGTTTCGCTCGCTTCCGGCACCGACGTCAGTGGCAATCCGTTCTGGTATGTGTCTGCCGTGTCGATCATCAGCGGCGGCTCCGGCTACTACGAGCCTGTTGGGCTGGACTTCACGGCTACCGGCGCCGATGGTGTCGAGGCAATTCCAGCCATCGCAACAGCATCGCCCCCCAACCGCGAACAGCCAACGCTGTCGATCGGCGGCAGCGGCAACTTTACGCTTGCGTACTCGTATGACTCTGAAAATGACGTCTGGTCTATATCGTCCGTCACAATCGTGGACGGCGGGACGGGATACGAAGACGGTCAATATGCCGCGATCGTGCTTGGCGAAGATGATTCTGAAGTCCAGGCGGCGGAGATCGTGCTTCGCACGGGGCGCGTCGAGCCGACGATCACGTTGAGCGTTGCCGGCGGGAGCGGGGCCGTGCTGGAGGCGACCCTCCAGGAAACGTACCAGGAAGGGTACTGGATGGTATCGTCGGTGACGATCATTGACGGAGGTTCTGGCTACGAGAATGGCGCCGAGGTGATCTTCTCGGGTGGCGACCAAGAGTATGACAACCCCTACGCGACGGTCACGACCGACGAAAGCGGCGCCATCGTCAGCGTCGACATCTTGTTTGGTGGCTATCTCTACAGCGACAATGGGATTGTTGAGGACGTCGAGATATACGGCGGTGGTTTGTTTTACAAGCAGCGCACGCACCTTGCCAGCGTGACGCTGATCTCTGGCGGAAAGTATTTCAATAGGACGATTACTGCCACCGTGGAGCCGCTGGACACAGTCGAGTGCAGCGGAGAAGTGAGCGAGGAGAACGGGTGGGAACTGATCCGCTACAAGCCGCCAGCGGACACAGACGATCATGCAGTAGGGGATACGTTTCAGGCATCGACGCAAGCCTACTGCAATTCGCAAGTGCCGTCCGTGCAATACGATTTCACGCGAACGCGACGGTGCGGCTTTCCTGACATCACCTTCAGGATTGAGTGATGGCCCGGTGCATCTATAACAGCAGGATGTGTGTCATCTGCCGCCGCCCGCTCCCCGAGGGCGGCAGGACGGAGCGTCGAGAGTGCCGCGGCGGCCTGGGAGACTACGTCGCCGCCGGCTTGGAGTCCGTTGGCATTACCAAGGAGCGAGTTTCGGCGATCACGGGGGCGCCGTGCCGGTGTCCTGAACGGCAAGCCGCGCTCAATAAACTAGGTAAAATCATCGGAATCGGCGTGGACAACCCCTAGGCTACTTGTCACGATATTACCTATGGCCGGCGACCACCACTTCACGATCCACGGCGTCAGATGGCTCCTCCGCTTCACGCGGCTGCGGGGGCGGGCGGCCGGGTGGGCGTACTTGCCGGATGCGAAGAACCCGAAGATGCCGCGAAAGATTCTGATCGACGAGCGGCTCAAGGGCCGCGCCCGCCTGGAGACGATCCTGCATGAGTGCATCCATGTCTCGTTCCCAACGGCCAGCGAAGAACACGTTACCGAGGCCGCCCGCGACATCTCCCGCGTCCTCTGGAGCCTCCGCGACGAGCCTGCTTGACGCCGTTGTCGCCACGCTCCCCGACACCTACCACGGCATCGGGTACTGGATCGACAACGTGGCACCGGAAGCCAGGGCGGAACTGGACGAGATCAAGCGGCAGTTTCGGGCCGGCGCCATCAAGACGCCTCGCCGCACGCTCGCCAAGGCGATTGCCAAGCAACTCAACGAGCGCGACATCTGCAAGATCGGATTCCCAGGAGTCGAAGCATGGCTGCAAAGGGGCTGAAGGCGGCGATCATCTCGTCGCTGCCTGCGGAAACGCCGGCCGCGGACTCCGAACAGGTCACGCAGCGGCAGGACGGCGACACGCTGGAGGCGAAAAGCACCTCGCGAAGGATCAAGACCGTCGAAGACCTCCTGCGGCATATCGGCGCGGATATGCAGGCATACGAAGTCGCCTCGTCTGAAGCCACCAAGTGGGAGTGCGGCGACGGAAACGGCGGCAGCATCGAACTACATCGCGTCTTCGTCAGGCTCAAGCCCAAGGCTGGGCCTGGGGTCCGCGAGTGCGTCGAGGCGATGATCAAGGCGGCGACGAAAGACCTGCGCCGCAAGGCCGTGCCGAAGCCGTCGAAGCGCAGTGGCCTCTGGCAAGTCGTGGTCGTGGCCGATGCCCACTTCGGGAAATACGCCTGGCGCGGAACCACCGGGGCCGAGGACTACGATCTCTACATCGCCGAGAAGGTGGTGCGGCAGGCAGCGGGCGAGCTTCTCGCCGTCGGCGACGCCTTGAAGCCGGCCCGCCGGACGATCGCGTTTCTTGGCGACCTCCTGCACTATGACAACCCCAAGGGGCAGACGACGTCCGGCACGCAACTCGAGCGGGACGGCCGGCTCCAGAAGATGCTCGAGATCGGCTGGGACACGCTCCTAGAGATCGTCGAGCGGTCGGCCGAAACGGCGCCGACGGACGTCCTGGTGGTCAACGGAAACCACGACGAGACGCTGTCCTGGGCATTCCAGCGGGTGCTGATGGAGCGATTCCGCAAGGACGGCCGCGTCACGGTGTCCGAGGCGTGGACAGGCCGGCAGTACGCGACGCACGGTAAGAACCTGATCGGCTTCTGCCACGGCCACAAGGCCAAGCGGAAACTGGGCCAGATCATGGCGCTCGAGCAGCCGCGTCACTGGAGCAACGCTGTCTGCCGGGAGTGGCACACAGGCCACTACCACTCGCAGGCCGCAGAGTGGCAACGGCCCATCGAGACGATCGACGGCGTGATCGTGAGGACAGCGCCGGCCCTCTGCCCGCCGGATGACTGGCACGCCGAGAACGGGTTCATCGGCTCACGGCGGGCGATGGAGACGTTCCTCTACCGCCCCGAGGGCGGCCTGGTGTCGATGCACGTTGCGGGGGCGGAATAATGGCTACCCTGCACCACAACACCCCGCTCGACTGGCTCCGCATCGCCGCCCAGGAGGCCGCTGCCGGAAGCCACGACATGCACACCCAGAACGGCGCGATCCTGGTGCCGCGGGCCGCGGCCTACGTCTGCGTCGGGATCAACAAGGTGCCGGCGGGAGTGTGGGCGGCGCCGGATCGGCTCGCGCGGCCGGCGAAATATGACTACATCGAACACGCGGAGCGGATGGCGATCTATCAGGCCGCGCGAGTCGGCACGCCGACGCTGGGGGCGACGCTTTACTGCCCCTGGTTCGCCTGCATGGACTGCGCCAGGGCGATCATCGTGGCCGGGATCACCGAGGTCGTCGGCCATGTTCGGCCGCGAGCCGCGACACCGGAGCGGTGGACGGCAAGCATCGTCAAGGCCGAGGCCATGCTACGCGAGGCGAACGTCAGTATGCGGTGGCTCGCGGAGCCGCTGGGGGTGACGATCCGATTCGACGGCCAGGAGATGACGCTGTGATCATTGGACTCTGCGGGGCGGCCGGGGCGGGGAAGAACACGGTTGCGGAGCGCCTGTGCCTGGAGCATAAGTTCGTGCCGCTGGCGTTTGCCGATCCGATCTACGAGGCCGTGTCGGCGATCACCGGGCTGACGGTCGAGGAGTTGCAGGATCGGAGCCGAAAGGAGCAGCCGCTGGGCTGGCTCGACGCCTCCCCACGGAAACTTCTCCAGACCCTCGGCACCGAGTGGGGCCGGAAGATGATCCACGAGGAAATCTGGGTCATGGCGACGATGCAGAAGATCGAGTCCTCGCCGGGGGTCAATTTCTGCATCACCGACGTCCGCTTCCCCAACGAGGCGGCGGCTATCAAGGCCCGCGGCGGCGTCGTGTGGCGGGTGGTGCGCCCCGGCTTCGGCGTTCTGGACGGCGAAGCGGCGAGCCACGAGAGCGAGCGCGGCATTCCCGACGAATACGTCGACGACGAGATCGTCAACGACGGTGGGATTTTCGCCCTCCAGACCGCCGTCGATGCCGCAATGAGCCGGCTACAGGCCGCTACAATGGTGGTATAGCCCCGTGTAGCACGCCCCGTGAGGCCCATAGAGGCCCGCAACGCACAAGGAGGTGCCTGCGATGGAACCGAAGATTCGGCGGAAGTTCAAGTCGCTTCCCGTCACGCTGTCCACGGCGACCGCGTCGGCCACCACGATTCGCTGGGACGACGTTGCCGGCGGTGCGGTGCTTCTCGGCACCGGCGCGACCGCGGCCACCTCGATTCAACTCTGGTGCAGCGGCACGACGGACGGCACGTTCGGCCGGCTCTATGACGCCAGCGGCAGCGCGGCCGACATCGCCTTGGCCCAGTCGGCCACCGAGGCCCGCGTCTACGCTCTCCCAGACGCCGCCTATGGCGTCGGAGCGTTGAAACTCGTCGCCGGCCAAGCCGCCGGCACGGCGGTGTCGTGCGTCGTCCTCCTCAAGACCTGACGAGGGGGCGACCGTGACGGCCGAGGAGATCAAGCAGAGCGTCTTGGACACGTTTCTCCGCATTGCCGACAGGTTCGGCGTGCCGTGCGTGATCCTCGCGGTCGTGATGTTCTTTGGCCGCGAGGCCGCGATCGCCATCCACGGCACGGTTGTCGAGCCGATGGTGAAGTCCCATGTCGAGTTTCTGGACACGACGGCCGAGACGCTCAAAGAGATCGGGCAAGTGCAACGCCAGCAGGCCATGACGCTCCAGGAACTGTCGCACGGCCAGCGCGAACTGCATCAGTTCGTGAAGGCCGTGGTCGAGGAACAGGCGAGGAACTGACGCATGGGCATGAGTCCGAAACTTCTGCGTCCCCGCGCCTCCGGCTTCGATCCGCGATCCATCTCTGGCCTCGCCCTCTGGCTGGACGCGGCTGACGCCTCGTCGCTCTACACCACCGACGCTGGGCCGGTGACGGCGGTGTCGGCACCTACGGAGATCAGTGGGTGCGTGGGATGGTGGGATGGTGCCGATGCCACCTCCATGTTCGACGCGGCCAGCGGCGGCTCACAGGTCGCGCCAGGCGGCGTCATCTCGCGGTGGCAGGACAAGAGTGGCCGCAACAACCATGCGACAGCGACAACCACCGCCCGCCCGACGCTCACCGCCGCTGGACTGAACGGCAGGAGTGTGGTTACGTTCGATGGTTCGGCCAACGCCATGACCGTCCCAGCCAACGCGGACTTCAATTCCAACGATGTGACCTACTTCGTTGTGTTCCGCCAAGTGTCGGCGGCGAACAAGGGCGTCTACACCAAACTGAGCGCGGTCGGCGGCACGCTCGGATTCGGCCTCGCGGTGCGATCCGACCAGTCCGTGTGGATGCTCCAGAAAAACGCCGGATCGTCGCAGGTGTTGACCGCCAGCGTCAACCCGACGACCGCCACGCGAATCTACACCGTCACCTCAACGACTGCCGCCAACGGATTCTTGGACGGTCTGGTGTCCGCGTCCGCGTCCGGCCAGACCGCAGACCACAGCCTCAACCAAGCGGTGACGATTGGCGCGCGGGCCACCTCCGAATACCTCAATGGCTACATCGCGGAGATCATCCACTTCAATGTGGCCCTCTCCACCACCGACCGCGCCCGCGTCGAAGCCTACCTCGCGGCGAAGTGGGGGATCGCTGGCGTCCACGCACAGGCAACGGCGACCAGCGATCCGGTGGGGTATTGGCGTGATAAGAGCGGGAACAACAGGCACGCCACGCAGGCGACTGGGGCGAGCAGGCTGACTGTTAGCGCAACGACTGTCGGGTCGCGGCGAGGTATCGCAGCAACTGGAACGCAGCGACTGACGGTTCCGATGGCTACATCGCAGCCCAATACGTTTTTTGCGGCAGTACGAGCAGGCGGTGCGGGAACGGTTGGAACAATCGTAGACGGCATGGCTCCCGGCACGCGGCAGATTGTGACCATCAACCTTTCGTCAAACACACTCAAGACTTGGGCCGGCTCTGCTTTCATAGATATTGGAGGCGCGCAGTCTGGTGCGGTAGCCTGCGTTGTGGCAGGGTTTAGCGGGGCGACATCTCGCGGCGCCGTAAACAGCAAAGCAATCTGGGCCGCAGGCAATCCCGGCACCAACAACACATCTGTGGGCCTTGTGCTGGCTAACTGGACAGACTTCAGCGCTCCCCTGAACGGCCAGATCGCAGAGTTTGGCGCTTACAACAGGGCGCTGACCGACGCAGAAGCCGCGCGGCTTATGTCTTACTTGGCGGCTAAGTACGGCGCCGTACTTGCGCCGCAGGTTAGCAATGCCGACGCGCAGAACTGGGTGAACCGGGTCTACGCAAACGGCGGCACCGTCTCGTCCACTACGGCGACGGCGGTGAACCAGTTCTGCGTGGACATCGAAAATGCGGGGATTCGGGATCGCTTCTACCGGCTGAATCTGTTCTGCGGCACCGCTGACGCCTCGCTTATCGCCGTCAGGACGCCGCTCTATCGCGGTCCTAGCCTCTCAGGAACGCAGTACGGAGGCGCTACCGACACAAACGCTAGTTTTGCCGCCGCCACCGACTATGCGGAGACGGGGGCAAACGGCGGTCTGAAGGGCGACGGCAGCACCAAGTTCCTGAACACTGGGCTTCCGGCAAACACCGTTGCACTTGGCGACCGGCACTTGGCAGTCTATGAGCGCGTCAAGTCGTCTGGGACTTACCGGGTATCCATTGGAGCGCGAGTCCCGACCGCTACATTGTTTTACTGGGAACTAGAGACGCTAAATCCAGCAAGCACATACATAACCTACAGCGGTAATACAGTGGCATCGGCCACTTCTCCGAACTACACCGGCGGTGCCATGTGGCTGTCATCGCAGCCTTCCACCAGCAGCCTTGCACTGTACAAGAACGGAAGCCTTGCGTCTTCCTCGTCAGCCGTCACCGCGACAAACACCTATGCTGGAAACGTATACGTTTTCGCACTGAATGAAAATGGAACCGCCGCCTACCACTCTGATGGCCGTTTCGGCGGGTACTCCATCGGACTGTCTATGACCGACGCGCAGTCAGCGGCGTACTACACAGCAATGCAGGCGTTTCAGACAGCACTAAGCAGGCAAGTATGACGCTCTCTGACATCGACATTCCGCCGTCCGTAGAGTTCTCGCTGGCCCATGCGCTGGTGTTCACGCCAGAACTTGCCCAGCGGCTTGCGGAACTCCACGCCGAATACGGCAGGCCAGACTGCGTTGCCATCCCTCGCCAACTCACAGACGGCAGGCTCATGCTGTCGGCCACGCTGCTCCACGCCATTCAACCCGGCGGCTGGCTGCATGAGATGTGGGAAGCGGCCGACAAGGCCGTCCTGCTGCCTGCCGTTGAGGTGATCCCTTGGGACGAGGCGGTGGCGTTGCTGCCGGTGGAGCCTAACTGACTTTCGGCAGGACGTCGGGCGCGTTTGTGTCGGGCCGCACGATCCTCGGGTCTAGGTACTTCCTCGTGACGGCCGGACTCGAGTGACCCATCAGCGTCTGCGGGTCGCCGCCGGCTGCGGCGTAGTATGAGGCCGACGTCTTCCTCACGCGGTGGAACTTGCTCATCCGGTCATTGGGTAGGCCCGCCCGCTCGCAGATGCGGCCGAGGCGGTGCCAGATGAGGGTGTAGCTGCGATCCCAGTCGAAGACGATCTTCCGCCTCGTCTTGGTCGCCATGATGGCCTCGTAGCACTCGGGAGGGATCGGCCGGTAGATGTCGGCCCGCTGCCCCTTCCGCCCCTCGGCGCGGAAGATCACCGCCTGCGGCTCGACGTCCGACCACTCGAGCGCCAGCAGGCCTCCGATCCGCTCGCCCGTCCAGTACGCGGCCTGGAGGATGGCGCGGAACCATTGGCTCGCCGGCACGCCGCAGGTTTCGCCTTGCTCTCCATCGCAGGCGACGAGGAGTTTTCTGAACTCGTCGATCAGCCAGGCTCTAGGCACCCGCTCCGGCACGCGGATCGTGCGCATCTGCGGCCAAGGGCATAGACCACGGCGGGCGGCGAACTCTGCGAGCGCGTGCAACTGCGCCCTGTCCTTCGCCGCCGTCCCGACCGACCGCGTCTTCAGACGCCAGGCCAGGAACTTGGCGAGTTCGAGTTCGTCGAGGTGTTGCTCTACTGTCGGCTCGACGCCGCCAAGAAATTGACGATACTTGCCGATCGTCATCCCGTAGAGCCGAATGGTGCGGTCGCTGATCCCCTTCAACGGGGCGTAAAGATCGCCAAGTAGCTGGTGCAGGAACAAGGTGGCATCTCCTCCAAATGGAGTACCACATCCGTGCGATCAGGCAAACAAGCGCATCATGCGTTTCGTGAGAATCGAGATTTTTTTCACCCGGCAAAACCGATACCTTCCGCCCGCCGTGGCGAGCCACATGGCTCTGGCGATGGTTTTTGCCTCGGCGGCAGACTTCGCCGAGATCGTGAACTCGTCGGCGTCACACACCTCCCCGTCCTCCCATTCGACAAGGACCGTAAATGTCCGCTGGGCCACGACCGGCCTCCTTTCCGGGGTTTTGGCTTCCTGCTTCCTTCCACCCCCTAGAATCCCCTATCCTCCACTGAAGGTCAAGCCCATCAGGAGCGGGAAAAATGGCAAAGGCGGGAAAGGTTGACTATCTTGCCCAAGCCGTCGGCTCTGCGGAGGCCGCCGCCATCATGGGCATTCATTGGACACAGCCGGCCAAGATGGTGGAGAAGGGCCAGTTGACGTCCCACCTCGTCACCGGCTCGCTGTATTCCGACGATCCCAGCCGCACCTACGCGATCTATGACGGGGCCGAGTGTGAGGCCAACTACCAGGACTATGACGAGCGGTTTCGGGCGGCCGGCGGAAGGACGGAGCGTCGGCCACGCTCGTGGCTCCATACACGCCCCGACGCCCTGCGGCACCTGAAGGCGGTGAAGGCGCCGATCGCCTTCGCCGACGCCATCGGCATGGCCGAGGCGGCGAAAATCCTCTGTGTCCACCAAACGCTGATCCCGCGGCTCATCGCCAGCGGGAAGGTCGTCGGCAGGAAGCCCTGGAACCCGAGGGGGAAAACAGGGTCGAAGGTGTTCATCATCTCGCGGCGTTCGTGCCAGGAGAACGTCAAGGAGATGCGGGCGCTCGAGGCCGCCGGCAAGAAGCCTGGACGGCCGCGAAAGAAAGTCTCTTGACTCGTAGCCTATCGGCCCGATACATTCCTCCACGCTCATGGATGGAGGAATGCCGTGCGTTGGCTTTGGCAGCATCAAGAGGACGCGATTCGCTGGGCGCTCGACCGCCAAGCGGCCATCCTGCATCACGGGATGGGCAGCGGCAAAACTCGGACGGCGCTTGAGTATCTGCGCCGCCTGGGCGCGAACCGAACGCTCGTGTGCTGCCCGAAGGCCGTGATTCCGGCCTGGAGCAAGCAAATTGGAATGTGGTTTCCCGAATTGCGAGTTGTCCCGCTCGACCAGAACGGCTCGGCCGCAAAGGACAAGGCGGTCACTGCGGCCCTGGCCGACACCTCGCCGGTGCTCGTTGTCTGCAATTACGAGAGCGTCTGGCGGCTCAAGAGCGTCGAGAAGGCTCGGTGGGACTGCTTCATCTGGGACGAAATCCACCGTCTCAAAAGTGCCACGGGCGTGGCGAGCCGCTGGGCGGCCAAGATGGTGAAGGCCAATCCGACGGCCAGACGCCTCGGCCTCACCGGGACGCTCATCCCGCATTCGATCCTGGACGCCTGGGCGATCTACCGGGCCGTCGAGGCGCCGGACTGTACCACTTTCGGTACGTCATACACGCTCCACAAAGCCAACTACGCCGTCTTCGCCAACGGGCCGCAGAAGTTCGTGGTCGGCTTTAAGAATCTGGCCCAGGCCAACAAGAAGATCGCGGCCACGACGCACTACGTTCGGACCACCGACGTCATCGACCTCCCGCCGATCTCGTTCCACGACGTTGCCTGCGACCTGTCGCCGAAGGAGTCAAGCCTCTACCGCGAGGTTGAGAACGAGTTCTGTGCGGTGTGCGAAGCCGGAACGGTGACGCCGACGAATGCCCTTGTGCAGCTTCTCCGTCTCCAGCAAATCTGCGGCGGCTACGTCCGGTTCGACGACGAGAAGACGGCCACCAGAATCGACGAGCATCCAGCAAAGGCGAAGATGCTGTCTGATATGCTGGAGGACTTGCCCGCGTCGGAGCCAGTAGTGATTTTCTGTCGGTTCAAGAGCGACATCGAGGCGGCGAAGAGCATCGCCGAGGCTCTCGGGCGGAAGGTCAGCGAACTCTCCGGCGAACGCAACGAACTGGCCGATTGGCAGCAGGCCAAGACATCCGTCCTTGTCGCGCAGATTCAGTCGGGCGGGATCGGCATCGACCTGACTCGGGCGGCCTACTGCTGGTTCTACAGCCTCGGCTACAGCCTCGCGGAATACGAGCAGGCCGTCGCGCGGCTGCACCGCCCCGGCCAGACGGCGAAGACCGTCATCTACCACCTTGTCGCAACGATCAGCGGCCGATCCACCGTGGACGGCCGGGTCTATGCGGCACTTCGGGACAGAAAGGAAGTCGTGAATGAACTCATCACAGGCTACAAGCACCGACAGCACGCTCTCCACGGTGCTCGCTGAAATCGCCGCCATCGACATACAGATGGTCGAGGCGAATGACCGCATCGACCAACTCAAGGCTCGCCGCCAGCACCTCGAGTCGCTGGCCGTCGAGGAGATGACAACACAACGCCTGGACGGAGTCAGGGTCGCAGGGAGGTCGTGGAGGGTCGAGTTCGACCACCACATGAGCGTTACGGAGGACAAGAAGGAGGCCGTCATCAAGGCGGCGGTGAAGGCTGGGTGCTGGGAACAACTCCAGACCGTCAACACCGCCCGCCTGAAGAGCCTCCTGCGTGAGCAGGCGAAGGAGGCGGGCAGGGATGCCCGCTCCTGCCACTCCGCTGGAACTGCGTTTGAAGGTCTTGTCGGGGAGCACGTTGCCCCCCGGCTGCGTCATGTCACGGTTGGCTGACGCTCTGGTTCGATTGGTTCATGCAAGGAGAAAAGCATGACGACTGCGATTTCGACGAAGACGATCGACTATCCAGCCCTGCGGGCTGACAGTCGGCAGATGCGGATCATCGAGGCGAACCTCGATGGCGAGCCGATGAACGAGCAAGACCTCGTCAGGGTGAAGACCCCGGCGGGCGGTGGCACGAAGTGGACGGTGCCGGTGAACGGGAACGACGAGTCGTTCGACGAACTCGTCGGCCTGTGCGTCGGCATCGCCAAGCGCGGTGTGCTCTGGCCCCAGGACGACCCGACGGATCAGCGGCCGGTGATCGTGACGAACGATCTCCTCGTCGGCTACCGCGTGTCGGACGACCTGGGGAGCAACATCGACCCGAAGGTGCTCGAGAAGTTTCGGATCGGCGACCGTCGCTATGACTGGACGGCGCTCGCGAACTCGCCCGAGTTCGGCTACGGCTCGGCCCGTGGCGGTGCCGGGAAGAGGTGCAAGGAGAGCCGGATCATCGCTATCCTCCGCGAGGGCGACGTCTGGCCGATCCTGGTGACGGTCGGGCCAGGGAGCCTGCGTGGCCTCCTGCCGTTTCTGAAGCGTCTGCCATCGTTCCACTACGAGTGCGTGATCGGGCTGAAGCTCGAGAAGGCGAAGAGCAGCGGCGGCCAGCCGTACAGCGTCATCGTCCCTCGCGTCGTCGGCCTCGTCAGCGAGGAGCAGGGCGAGGTGGCGCGACGCATCTACGTCGAGCCGCTCAAGCGGATGTTCTCCGCTCCCCCGGCCGGCGCGGTTGTGGAAGCCGGCGGCGACCACGACGAGGAGTGATCACGGCGGCCTGGCCGGAGGCCCAAACCACGACTCATCACCGTGGACCGGCAGGCCCAGCCTGCTTGTGGCCTAGTAACGGCAGGAAGTCTGACTGACCCTCTGGCGTTTTTCCCTTTCCCGCCACGGCAGCGGACGACTTCGCCCCTCCCGGCCCCTGCGACTGCGGGGCCGGGAGGGGATTTCTTACACCAACAAAAAGTCTTGCCGTGAAGAAATACACCATCAAGGCGCACCAGACCAAGTACGGCGGCGTCATGTTTCGCTCGCGTCTCGAGGCACGCTGGGCGGCATTCTTCGACCTTCTCGGATGGGAGTGGAGGTACGAGCCAATAGACCTAGATGGGTGGACGCCTGACTTCTACTTGAAGTTTCCATGCCACCACTCGGAGTGCGGTGGATTTCATGACCTTTACGTCGAGGTGAAGCCTTACTCGGACGACGAGGAGTTCAGGGGTCATTTTGTGTCAAGGGTTTCGTGGGGGTGTGTCTTCGATGACTTTGGCAATGAGTCATCCATAGACGTAGATGCCGGCGGGAGATTCGGCCTTACTCCAGACGTCGCGAGGTTTTGTATCTGTCACGGCGACGGAGGTGGCGACTATGACTTGAGATTCTTTGTGCCAGGCGACGGCAACTCCGGCCCGTATCAGCATTCCGTCTCCGCAGAGTTGTGGAACGAAGCAGGAAACATTGTTCAGTGGTTGCCAAGGAGGAGCACATGACAGACATATTTAAGGCGGCGGCTCACTACGCCGCAGAGTTCGGCTGGCCGCTGGTGCGGAACTATGGAATGCGAGAGGACGGTGCCTGCATGTGCCGCCTCGGATTCTCATGCGCGACTCCTGGGAAGCACCCTGTAGAAAACGACTGGCTTCCGCACGCCACGAAGGACGAGGACACGATCGCCTCGTGGTTCGAGGGTGGCGAGCGGTGGAACATCGGACTGCCGCTCGGCACTGCCAGCGGCCTGGTCGACACCGAATGGGACGACGAGAAGTCGCTCGAGACGGCGAAGAAGTTCGGGATCATCAACGCCCGCACAATTGGCTACTCGTCGAACCGCGGCGGCCACCGCCTCTGGCTCATGGACGAGCGGTTGATCTCCATTCCACGCGGCGTCAAGAAGATTGGTGGCCTAGAGGTTCGATTCGGCGGCGGCGGAAAGCAGGCGCAGTCGATCATCCCCCCCAGCCGCCACCACACCGGGAACGTCTACAAGTGGGATGCGGGGCGATCACCGGACGAAATCGAGCCAGCGCGTCTACCAGAGGCGCTCGTGCTGGCCGTGATTTCGGCGTGCGCTGGCGAGACTTCTGGAGAAGGCGTGATCACGAAGAACACGCTCTTCGAGCGTGTTGTGGGGAAGGGCGAGCGTCACGACTCGATGGTGGCGTGGATTTCATCTGAAGTCATGCGAATGCGCGATCCGCACGACCCTGCGGAGCAGCAGAACGTCCTGATGGTTATGCGGTCGCTCAACAAGACCCAATGCAGTCCAGAGCTAGAAGAGCCGGAACTGCGGCAAATCTGGATGAGCCAGTTGCGGTGGGGCATGAAGGCCCGCGCGGCCGGGGCGACGAAGATCGCGAGCACAGACCAGGACGCAGACAAGAAGGTCGAGGAGGCGAAGGCCAGGAACGTCCACGCGGCCAGCGGCCTCGAGTTCCGCGGCGGCGAGTGGTTCCCTGGAATGTGGAAGTTGACGGTCGTGCATTCCGACCCCAAGGAGTTCAAATTGCACGTTCCGGTCGTCGCCAACAGCGACGGGAGGGCCGACCATGTCCATGTCTCGCTCTCGAGCGCCGACTGGAGCAGCCCGATCTCGGTGGCCCGCAAGATTCTTGAGGCCACTGGGACGATCGACGTCACCGACCCGAACCCGAAGGAGTGGGCCAAGATTTGGAACGGCTTCTCCTTCAAGAAGGAGGGCGAGAAGGCGTGGACGCGGGTCCGCGGCCTGAAGGTCAAACTCATGGACGAGAAGACAGAGGAGTGGCCTCCGGCGGAACAGCAGCGGTTCGCCGTCGTCGCCGGCTGGCTGCTCGACGGACTGTCGGCAGCCGTACGGCCGGAGGCCGACGCGGACGGCACCGCGCCACACCCCTCTGGACGGCCCTCCTGGGTCAATTCAGCCGAGGGGGAGCCACTGCTCTACTTCTCATGGAATCGTGTCTGGGAGGACATTCAGAAGAACCGGAAGGTGCGTCTGGCCGAGGGGGAGTGCATCGCCCTCAAGCGACGCATCCTGGCTGCCTCCGGCGAGCCGGAGTTCAGAATCGACCGGCACCGAACCGCGACCGGCGTGAGGCGCCGGTACGTCGTGTGGACGCAGAAGCACATTACCCATCTTGAAAACATTGCCCATCCTGAAGGCGGTGTCCCGCAAAGTGGCCTTATAGATAGGGGGGAAATTGAAAATCAAAACCCAGTGACGAGCGCGGGAACGCTGGTTTGCGGTCCAACGTGACGAAAGTGCCTGGAAATAAAGGACTTACGGTGGACCGGAAACCGGCCCACAAAAAACCAAACAAGGAGGAAAACGGGCCATGCAATCAGCGAGGCTTGTCGGTGGGGCTGGGACGGGGAAAACGACGGAGTTGCTCAAGATCATGGGCGACGTCGTGGAGCGGATCGGCGAGCCGTCGCAGATCGGCTTTGCGTCGTTCACCAAGGCCGCCAGGGCCGAGATGGTGTCCAGGGCGTCGGAGCGGTTCGACTGCCACCCCAGCGTCCTGGAGAAGCATGGGTGGTTCAGGACGGTGCATTCAACGTGCTACCGGCAACTGGAGATCAAGAACGGCGACCTCCTTAAGGCCGACAACGAGTCCACGAAGTGGATCGCCGACCGCCTCCGGGTGCGGGTGGAGTGGAAGAAGGTCGACGACAGCGGGTTCACCTCGGTCGTCGGCGACGACGAGGCGGCGATTTCCCTGTCGCTCTGGGACGTCTCCCGCAACCGCGTCGAGCCGCTGGCCGACGTTCACGCCAGGCGTTCGGTGGCTGGTCTGGACGTCCCGTCGCTCGAGACGGTGAAGTTCTGGGTTAAGGCATACGAGGACGCCAAGAAGATCGACGGCCGCGTCGACTACGTCGACACGCTGGCGATGTTCTCGGGCGTTCGGTTCACCATCGACGGGCCGGAGTCCGTCGAGCCGAACGGCATCCAGCCCGTCGGCGTGAAGGCATGGATATTCGACGAGGCCCAAGACTCGTCGAAGTTGGTCGACATGGTCTGCCGGCGGCTCGCTTCTGGGCCGGATGTGAAGTGGGTGTTCCTCGCCGCAGACCCATTCCAGTCGGTCTTTGGCTTTGGCGGTGCAGATTACCGAAACTTCCTATCTTGGGAAGTCGACAAGGAGCGGACGATGCCGCAGTCCTACCGCTGCCCGCGGGCGGTGATGGAACTGGGCGAGCGGTGCCTGAAGCGGATGCGGACGGGATACTTCGACCGCGGGATCGCTCCGGCCTCGCATGACGGGTGCGTGATCCGCGAGCCGTCGATTGAGCACGCCCTCGCCCAGGTCGACGGTTCGCGGACGACCCTGGTGCTGGCACGGTGCAATTTCTCGCTGGCGAAGTTCGAGGACATCCTCACAGCCAGGAAGATTCCGCACGCCAGGATCACCAAAAGCGACGATACGAAGGCATTGACCGCGTTCAATGCCTACTGGAAACTACAACACGGCAAGGGCATCGGCCACGACGAGTGGCAGACTGCCATCGAACTGACGCCGGCCCGGTCGATGGGCGACCAGTTCCTCCTCCACGGGGCGAAGAAGGCGTGGCGGGACGGACGGTTCAAGGATCATGTGGACTACATGGGGGCAGACGAGCTTGTCACCGTTGGGGGCTGCACGCCTCTGCTGGCGCAGCACGTTGCCGATGGGAAGTGGGCCGACCTCCTGGACGGCGGCGCGAAGTGGTATCACGCCGCGAAGAAGCACGGCCCCGGCGTGGCGACGACGCCGAACGTGCGGCTGTCCACGATCCACGGGGCCAAGGGAATGGAGGCCCAGGACGTCGTCCTGGCGACGGAGACGGCGACCCGCGTCGAGAAGGAGCGGCAACTGGACCCCGCCACGTTCGACGAGGAGTGCCGCATCGAATACGTCGGCGTGACCCGCGCCAAGGAGCGGCTGATCGTCTGTGAGTCCGATGAACCCAACGCAATGGAGTTGCCCCTATGAGCCTACTATTCGAGACATCGCTGCCGCCGGAGGATCAGAAGAGGCAGCCCCGGCGTGCGCGCAAGCGCGACGCTAGTAGGGGAGGTCAAAACGAGTTCGTCCCGGCTTTCGATGTGTCGCAATCTATAAAGGAACTTCGCCCCCTCGGCCGCATCGACCACGCCTACGTCTGTGCCGACGATGCCTGCGTAGCCGAGTGCCATGACATCCTCGACGAGGATCGCGGCCAGTGGCTCCTGGAGTGCTGTTTCTGCGGGACGAAGCAGGAGGCGAAGGCAATAGCCGGCGTCATCCAGGAGCCGGCGCCTGACGCATTCCGGTTCCGCGACGGCCGATACGCCGGCCAGACGCTCGACGAGGCCGCCGCCACGCCGCGTGGCGCCGACTACCTGTCCTGGGCAGCCGAAAGCCACCCACGCCCTGCCGTTCGCGAGGCGGTGAAAACTTGGCTTGCCAAGCGGTCTGGCGGTCTGTAGGCTACTCACCACGACAACGGAAGGAGCCGTTTCTCATGCTCGTCATCACGCGCCGCAAAGGCGAGAAGGTTCAGATCGGGCCTGACATCGAGGTCATGGTCACGCGAGTCGCCGACGGCCAGGTGCGTCTGGCGATCAAGGCACCGGACACGACGAAGATCGTGCGGTCGGAGTTGCAGGCGCTCTCGGAGGCGGCGAAGCGATGAACCGCAGGGAACTCATCCAGTGGCTCTCAGCAGGCACCGTCGGCATCGCCGCATCGGTGTCGCCTGAAGGCGGCGTTGACGCCGAGGCGGCCACTGCGGAGGTCAAGGAACTGCCGCAGGAGAAGGCGATTCTGGTGTTCTCGCTGCACTATCCGATTTCGCCGGATCGGCTGGAAGCACTGCAAGACAGCGCTCGCGAGTTCTTGGCTGAAAACTCCATCGACATTCCTATGGTCGTGCTGCCTCACGGCCTAAGTCTCAATGTCATCCGCTATCCCGTCGCTGCGTCGGCGCCGGTGAGTTCTGTGTCATCCAAGGAGTAGGAACCATGTTCGGACTGGGAACGATCGAGATCGTCGTCATCGGTTGCATCGCTGTGATGCTGTTCGGCTCGCGGCTGCCCAAGTTGGCCCGCAGCGTCGGCCAGAGCGTCGTCGAGTTCAAGCGAGGCTTCCTGGAGGTCGAGCAGGAGTGCCGCGAGATCGAGCGTCACATCGAATCGAAGGTGACGGCGTGATCCACACCTGGCTCAACGTCTCCTGCGCTCTCGCCGCGGCCGGCGTGCTGACGTATTTCTCGCTACTGCACTGCACGACTTGGTTTGAGGAGTGACGATGTTTGAAGAGACGAAGGCAATCGACAGCGCTGCGGACGCCCTTCTGTTTTGCGACTACTTGGCTAGGTTCGGAAGCGGCGAAATGGTGAAGCACTACGCAGGGATAGCGAACGTAATACGCGACCTTTCCATACGCCTTGCTTCGCAGGCGATGGCTATGGAGCGATCAGAGGCCGCAAAGGATTCAGCCCGATAGTTTGGAACCGGATGTGCGCACGCCGGACAAGGAAAAACGCCAGAAAGCGCTGGAGACGCGGGTTCGACCCCCGCAAGGGCTGCTTCGATGAAGACTTACCGCCGCGAACTCACCGGAGCCATCAAGGGCAACAGCCGCCTGCGGCGGCGGCTTGACGAAGCGAAAGAACGAGTCGCGCGGCTCGAGCGGAACGTGATGTTTCTGGTGGCGAAGTTGGACGCGATTGGACACGGCGACGACGAGGATGTGCGGAAGTGTGCGTGGAGCGTGGGCTGGTTTCGCAGCCCCGAGGTGGCGAGGAAGGTCAGGGAGGCGATGGAGTGATGGAACACAGGATTATTCAAGGCGACTGCATCGAAGGGTTGCGGACGCTCGCAGACGACAGCGTCCACTGCTGCGTAACAAGCCCGCCATACTGGGGTTTGCGTGACTACGGCCATGACGGGCAGATCGGCCTGGAGTCCACACCGGAAGCCTACGTCGCCCGCATGGTGGAGGTGTTCCGCGAGGTGCGGCGTGTGCTGCGCGAGGACGGGACTTGCTGGGTAAACCTGGGGGATTCGTACAACGCATACAACGGGAATCGTGGCGGTTCTACGTCCTTCCAGGCAGCAACAGAGGTCGCGTGCCCCTCACTGCCAAAAGGGAACGGCCTTTCGTGCAAGTCACTGAAAAACAAAGACCTTGTCGGCATCCCATGGCGAGTCGCCTTCGCCCTTCAGTCTGACGGGTGGTGGCTGCGCCAGGACATCATCTGGCACAAGCCAAACCCGATGCCAGAGAGCGTGCGTGATCGCTGCACGAAGGCGCATGAGTACGTTTTTATGCTGACTAAGAGCGAGCGGTATTACTACGACTCGGTTGCTGTAAGCGAGACAGCAAAGCATAAAGACGCAAAAAACATCCCCTACGCGACTCGGAGGGTTCTTGACGGGAGCGAGACGAAAATACAAAGACAAGAGCGTACATATACGGAAAAGGCAACCCGCAACCGTCGATCCGTCTGGACGGTGACGACAAAGCCCTACAAAGGCGCGCACTTCGCAACCATGCCGCCTGACCTCGTCGAGCCGTGCGTTCTCGCCGGCACGAGCGAGGAGGGCTGCTGTCCGCACTGCGGATCGCCGTGGGGCAGGATTACGGAGCGAAAGGAACTGACACGCCCACGCCCCAATGCCTACACAAAGAGACATGGCGAAGAGGGTACTGGAAACCACTGCGCGAACGACGTCGCTGGAGTCTCTGTCGAGACAAAAGGGTGGCAGCCGTCGTGCAAGTGTCAAGAGCACAGGCCAGTGCCGTGTCTTGTGCTGGACCCATTCGCCGGCTCTGGGACGACGCTTGCTGTTGCAGCGAAACTCGGCCGCAGCGGAGTCGGGTGTGAGTTGAATCCAGAGTACGTCAAGTTAGCGCACGAGCGGATCGCCAAGTCCGTCGAGCGAGAGAGGTTGTTTGCATGACGACGCTCGAACTTCTCGCCGAACTCAACCCCGACGCCCTGCTGGCCGACGGCCTCGAGGCGGCCCTGGTGGGCTACACCGTGAACCACCACCACCCGACCGTCGCCGTCTATGACATCGAGAAGTGCATCGACGTTCTCGTCGAGCGCGACGGCATGACGCCCGAGGAGGCAGACGAGTTTCTGTCGTTCAACACCCTCGGCGCCTACGTCGGCGAGAACGGGCCGCTGTATGTGAGGTTTGAGAAATGAACTGTACCATCCTCCCCCTCGCCGACCTCGACGTCATCGACATCAACTGGATCGTCATGCGTCTGACGAAGCCGGACAGCGACTTCCAGCGGGCCTTGCTCGCCGGCCGCCGCCCCGGCGAGATCGCCATCGTGCGTGATCAGGGCGAGATCGTTGGCTGGGCCAGGACGGAAGCGTGGACTGAAGGCGACGACGGTGCCGGCGGCGAGGTGAACTGGCGCACGCTCGAGGCATTTGTCGCGAAGGACTACCGGACGATGGGTGTTGCCGCGTTCGCCGCCGCTGGCCTCAAGTCGGCCCTGGACATCTGGACTGTCGCCGTCTTCCACCCGCACATGCTCCTCGTGGCACGCCGCGCCGGCTTCCACCCGACGCTGTTCGCAAAGCAGGACGTCGTCGAGACGAAGTGGAGCCGCGTGTGACCGACGACGACAAGATCGAGATGCTGGCATCGCTGGTGCGGTCGCAGCACTGCCTCCGCGACGTCCAAGAGATGTGCGAGGCCGTCGCGACGGCGTCGAAAGAGGCTGGCGAAACTGGGCTGGCCTTTGCGCTGCTGATGGTCAAGGAGTCGATCGGCGCCTACTCCAGGGCGCTCGCGAAGTTCGTCGAAAGTGCTGTTGACGAGTAGCCTACACTCCGCGATATTGCCTGCCGTTGGTTCGACCCTTCCTTCGGAGCACCCACATGAAGAGCATCATTCTTCTCGCGGCCCTGTCCTTCTGCGGCGTGGCGAGCGCCCAGACCGTGATCGTCGTTCCCGCCCAGGTAGAGGCCGAGGAGATGGCCCGCACCGGCGTCTTCGGCCACCGTGGCCGGCACGGCCGCTGCCGCGAGGGCATCGGTTTCTCGACGGTGTCGGCCGACGCCGCCGTCCGCAACTGCTGCTATCACGGCCAGTTGACGCCGCGCGAGATCGGCGTCGCCCGTGGCCGCCGTGGCTTCTACGCTGTCATCCGGTACTGGTGAGACATGGATCGTCGAGGATTTCTTCAGAGGCTCGCGTCTGCCGCTGCCGCGATGGTGGCGGCGACGCAGTCCGGTGAAATCGCCGCATCGCTCGTCGCGGCGCCGAAGGTCATGGATGGCCTGGCGCCGCGACGGCTCTGCGAGGCGCAGCAGGCCGTCATTGACGTTCTCAAGGAGTGCAGGATCGTGTCCTACGAGAGGATCGACCGCGTCGCCGGATACCCGGAGCATCGCGTGACGTACCGCAGGGACAAAGGCCACGGCCTGACGGGCTACGTCGAGACGCTCGCCGACATCGGCGTTCCGAAGGCGATCACGGTGTCGTGCGTGTCGGAAGTCGACGTTTTTGATGCTTCGCACCTCGGCACGCCGTTCACGATTGAGCGAGACAACCTGACATACGAAATCGAAGTGGTGTGGGTGGTGCCATGACGGAAAAAGAGCAGGAAGACATCGCCGCATTCGCGTTCTCGGCCATCGGCTTCGTGCTGTTCGGCGCGATCTTCCTGGTCGCCATTGCGCTGGCGACGAGGACGGCCTGGAACATGGTCATCCCCGAGGTCTTCGGCCTGCCGCAACTAACTCTGAAAAACGCCTTCGGCCTCGTCGGCCTGGGTGTCGTGTTTCGTTGCTTCCCGGTTCTCTCGAAGGAGTGAGAAAATGATCAAGGTCAAAGTCAACACGCTGGAACTGTTCCGCCTTTGGAACACGAACATCCGCAACGACGAACTCGCCGACGCCCTCGGCGTCCCGCGCGGAACGCTCTGGTATCTGCGTCAGCGGTTCAAATTGCCAGCCCGCGGCAAGGGAAGCCGCGTCCCCAGCGTGACGGAGCGCGACGCGCCGAGTCCAGAGGAGATCGAGCAGCGCTGCGCCGAGATTCGCGCCTCGTGGCCCGAAGGTGAGGAGGAGCGTCGTCGCGTTGGCCCCCGGCAGCGTCGGTGGAGCCTGCCCGCCTACGCCTTCGATGGACGCGGCTGCGCGTTCCAGCAAATCGCTGTGGACTAATACGCTACAAGACCAGAAACTACATGGATGGCGCACCGGCCGCTCGAGAAGACGATCGTCGCGAAGGTCATCGCTGCCGCAAGGCAGCGGGGCTGGTGGGCGATGAAAACGCACGGCAGTGCGTTCAGCGTTGCGGGGCTGCCGGACATCCTTGTCATCAGGGAGGGCCGCGCGGCCTGGATGGAAGCGAAGCGACCGGGCGAGAGTCCGACGAGGATTCAGGAGCACCGGATGCGAGAGTTGGCTGCGGCGGGCTGCCCGGTGACGGTCGTGACGAGCGCCGGTGACGCCATCGAGTTTCTTGAGGGTATCCAGTGATCTACTGCGGGCAACCTGACATCGGCGTAGCGGAAGAAACCGCTGTGCTCGATGTGCTGCGCGGCGGTCAACTGACTCGTGGCCCCGTCGTGGCTGAGTTCGAGCGGCTCTTCGGCGGCATCAACGGCCTCCACATGCACGCCGTCTCGAGCGGCACGGCCGCTCTGCACCTGGCCCTCCTGGCGGCCGGCGTCGGTCGTGGCGACGAAGTCATCGTCCCAGCGACGACGTTTGTTGCCACGGTGAACGCGGTTCTCTACTGCGGCGCAAAGCCGGTGGTTGTGGACGTCGATCCGAGGTCGTGGACGATCGACCTGAACGAGATGGCGGCGGCCGTGACGGAGAAGACGAAGGCGATCATTCCCGTGCATCTGTACGGCGTGCCGGCGCCGTCGCTGAATGACTGGAAGGTCGACTACTACCGCTCGACGGGCCGGCGGATCGTCATCATCGAAGACTGCGCCGAAAGCATCGGGTGCCTCCGCAGCGGGTGGGCGCCGGCTGCGGACATGAACTGCTACTCGTTCTACGGGTCGAAGACGATCACGACCGGAGAGGGCGGTGCCGTCGGCACGCAGGAGAAGCTCTTCGCGGAGCGGATCGCCCACCTCGCCGGCCAGGCGATGACGGCGACCCGCTACGTCCACGACGCGCTGGGGTGGAACTACCGGATGACCGAGGTGCAGGCCGCCATCGGCGTGGCGCAACTCTCCCGCCTGTCGGAGTTCATGGAGAAGCGCCGTCAGGTATTCGACTGGTACAACTCCCGCCTGCCTGACCGTTTCCGCCGCCAAGAGGTCGCGAAGGACGACACGCACGGGTGCTGGGCGTTCGCCGTCGTCAAGGAATACGGACGACCGATGGACGCCCGCCATGTCGAGCGACTGATGCGCGAGGACGGCATCGAGACGCGACCGATCTTTCCTCCCGTCTGTCACTTCCAGCATGTGCAGCGGGCTGGGAGAACAGGCCGTCGCATATACGCCGCCGATTCGTTGTACCGATACGGCCTCGTCCTGCCGACACACACGAGCCTGACCGAGAACGATGTGGAGAAAGTATGCGCAAGCCTCGTAAAAGCCGCGTCCTGTTCGTAGGCGGTGGACGTCGGGTGTCGCTGGCGAATGAGTTCATCGCCAGGAACGCCGACGTCTACGGCTACGAGTCGAGCATCGACGTCCCTTTGGCCGACGTCGCCAAGGAGGTCGTCGAAGGCATGGACTTCGACGATCCCGAGTGCGGCCCCGACATCATCGAGTTCGCCGCTCGCCGGAAGATCACGCATATCGTCCCGCTCATGGACGAGGCCACGGTTGTGTGCGGCGACATGGAGCAGTGCATCGGCTCGCCGGCCGCCGTGGCGATGCTCTGCCACGACAAGTTGCACTTCGCAAATTGGATGAAGGAGCACCACCCAGACGTCTACCCGGCCCCGCGGCTGACGCGGTATCCGAAGTTCGCGAAGCCCCGATTCGGCCACGGCTCCCGCGGGACGAAGGTGCTGCATCGCCCCGAGACGATCGAAATGTCGGCGTCGTGGGTGATCCAGGACTACCTCGACGGCGACGAGGTGTCGGTCGACCTCTTCCTGGGCGCCGGACAGTGCCGCGGCGCCGTGGCCCGCAGCCGCGACCGCGTCGAGGGTGGAGAAGTTATCGAGTCGACGGTGCTCGCCCCCGAGGCGTCGGTGTCCTACCTGATCGACGCCGCGGCGGTGTGTGCGGACCTGGGGATCGTCGGGCCGGCGAACGTGCAGTTCAAAGGCGGCAAGATCATCGAGGTCAACCCGAGGTTCGGCGGCGGCAGCGTCCTGTCGATCGCCGCTGGCCTGCCGCTTGTGGCCCTGGCCCTCGGCCACAACGTTGACGGCCCTCCCTGGAAGATCGCGCCGCTGACGATGCGGCGGTATCACGCGGAGAGTTTCCGATGAGTGAATCGCTGATTGACGCCTACAAACTTGACTGCCTCGTGGCACTCCTCGAGTCGACGGACAAGCTCGACGGCGACATCGTCGAGGTCGGAGTCTACAAAGGTGGCAGCGCTCGAGCAATCGTCGACAACGCCGGACAGTCGAAGGTCTTCCTGTTCGACACCTTCACGGGAATGCCGAATCACGATCCGACGCTGGACGGAAGGTGGGGCATTGGCTCCTTCAGTGACACGAGCGCCGTGGCGGTCATGGATATGTTTGTCGGCGACAAGCGGGTGAGCGTTTACCCAGGCGTATTCCCGGCCGAGACGGGCGACGTTCTCGCCGGCCGCCGCCTGCGGTTCGTCCACCTGGACGTCGACAACTACGAGTCCTACGCCGCGTGCCTGGAGTTCCTCTACGAGCAAGTCGTCCCCGGCGGCATCATCGTGTTCGACGACTACGGCGAGGACTGCTGCCCCGGCGCGAAGGCGGCTGTTGACGAGTTCTTCATCGGCCACGCGCAGGTGGTGATCGAAGGCCCGGTGGTCTATGTGGTGAAGCCATGAAGACGGCGGCCATCGACATGGACGGCGTGATCTGCGAGGAGCGGCCGACGTTCGAGCGGTCGCTGGCGAAGGCGTTGCCAGGCTCCCGCGAGATGCTCGAGAGCCTGCGAACGGCCGGCTACCGGATCATCATCCACACAGCCAGATCGTGGTCGGAGTTGGCGATGACTGAACAGTGGCTGTTTGAACGCAGCATCCCATACGACCAGTTGGTGATGGGCAAGCCGGTCGCGGACATCGTCGTGGACGATCGGGCGGTTGCGAGCCTGGAGGAGGCTGTCGATGTGGTCGACTGAACACGCATGATAAGCGGCGGCTTGCCGTCCGCTTCATGCGCTGGTTATGGCTGCGGCGAGACAACAGGAGAGATAGCGATGAGATGGAAGATGATCGACAGGCCAGCCGAAGGGAACACAATCAGCCAGTGGTTCGCGTTTTGGCCCATTACGGTCGGCGGCGAAACCCGGTGGCTGGAGTGGGTCGCGGTTGAATACCGAACGATCATCGCCTACGGCAAAGGCACCGGCGACGGGAAGATTCACAAGCACGCGGTGCGGTTCATTTCATAGCCATAACGCCAGCGATCAGCGGCTCGTCCGCTGCATCGCGTGGTTCTGTGGCGAATCGAACGTATTGGAAAACCAACGGAAAGTGACGGATTACGAATATGAGCGGGGAGTGGATTCCGGTGACGGAGCGTCTGCCAGAAGTTGACGACGTATGCCTTTGTTTTGCAGAAGGGCAATCTCGCCCGTTTCTTGCTTCCTTTTCAGAGGACGGGTGGCAATCGTTGGACGTGTACGACTACGACCGAGACGGCGAGTGTACGGCAGAAAATCCGACACACTGGATGCCGCTCCCTGCCCCGCCAACGGACGCCAAGTAGACACAGAACGCCAAGGATCAGGAGCGGCGAGACATGAACACTGACAACATCAACCGGGGCGCCGAGCCGGCTCCTGCATCCGCTGGTTCTCGGGCGGCGCTGGTTGTGCTGTGGGTCGCAGTGTCACTGCCGCTCGTCATCTATCCCGGCGTCCTCATGGCTGGCATCATGGGCCTTGCGGGTTATGTGCGAGAAGGGACGCCATTTGTAAAGGTGGCGGTGTGTAAGGCGTTTTACTGGGCGACGTTGCTATACCCGCTGGCGTGGGTTGCGTCGCCAAGGACGCTTCGCGGGGCGTTGTATTTGACGGCGTACTTGGCGGCTTGCGCCGCATTGTTCGGTGTGGCGGTAATGCTGGGAGACTGAGAACACGCAGGATAAGCGGCGGCTCCGCCGTCCGCTTCATCCGCTGGTTCTGTGAGCGTAGAGGAGAAGCGAGATGTATTGCCCGATCTGCGACCAGAAGCCGATGAACTGCGACTGCACGCCAGAGGAGCGGCG